GCGGTTTCAGGTATTCAGACACATATTTTTCTATTGAGTAATCGTTTGCGGTCATGGTAAATATGTTATTTCAGTAGTTTTTTAATCTTTGCTACGAGTTTTGACCAGGCTTTTTGACAGATTTTGGAAATTCCTTTTTGATTTATTTTTTCGTCATAATCGCCTGTATTAATATTTCTGATAGACTCTCTGTACTGAGGATAGTCAAGCATGTTAAGAAGCCGGTTGTCGCTGGATATAAATTTCTGTTTGTCCCACATTTCATGCAAGACTTCTTCACTGAATACTCCTTCCCAAAGTAACATATCTTTCAGTGCATCAATGTTTATTTCCTTGACTCCGTACTGGAAACATTTATACTGGAGGTAATTGGCATACATTACGGCGATGGCCGGACGGTCTATAAGTGTACTTATTATAAGTGCTGAAGGATAATCTATCTTGTAAGTAAAATTTTCAGCGACAAGATTTATCATGAAATAAGTGTAATCAAACTGCGAAGACAGTTCTTTATGTGCATTCAGGAAATTACCAACAATCTCATGATTCATTTTGAAAATGGGAAGTAGTCTCCTTTGCGTATCATTTATTTCTATCTTTGATTTCCCATCCAGTTCCTCACACCATTTCTGAATAGCGTCAGGACCGAGGTCTTTCTGATGTTTAAATTCCATAGCAATGTTGTTTTGGGGATTTATTTTTGTTTTTCGGTTTCTTGGTAATCACTCCATTCTCTTATCTCTGCATTGCAGTAGGGGCACAAAACATATAGCAATGTTTTTTCTATTCTTGTAAATGGGAACTCCCCATCACTCCTGGATTGCACGTCCCTTTTATCGAAAGTAAACTCACACCCGCAGAACTGGCAGGTCGCTATTTTCTTTTTGTATTTCCCTTCTTTGATAATTTCAATCATATTGTTACAGGTTACGACAGCACCACATACATGGCTGCCAAAAACAGATAATATAATTTGGTTTTACTCATGTTTTTTTAGTTTTGATTAATATCCGTTTTCACATGCTTTGCAGCAAAATTTCTCACGATTTCCAGCATCGGAATCAGTGATTTCGTATTTACGACCGCACTGCTGGCAGGTATATTCAATCACGTCCGACTGATAGTATTTGCAGGAATCTTCCGCTTTTACTTCCGTCCCGAAATTGGTACATTTCCCGTCGCCATAGCTGTTGCATGTTGCGCAGGTGGGGGAGAAGTTTTCGCAGTTGTCTAATTTCACTCTGACTGTCACTTTTTCTTGATGTGAAGTGAAGTAAGGTTGCTGAAACTCTTTTCCATTTTTAAAGTCTATGCAATAAAATCTAAACATTAAATAGCTAAGGCATTTAATGTTATAATCAGAGATGACTCGATATATATGGCTCATGTGCCTTTCCCCGTTACCACATTCAATAGCCATGTTGGAATAATCAGGTATTGAATCTGCTACAATACCCATAAACTCTTTAAATGTGTTTTTTATGACTTCCGGATCATGCTGTATATACTCATTTGATTCTAAGTCACGTCCTAATATTTCGAGTTTTAGATTTATCGAATTGCATTTATCGCAAAGTCCTTCATATTTAATAGCTTCTTCTTTTTTGTCGAATCGGCTACCATCATTTGTTTCGTATATTTCTATTGCTTTCATAATAAATTTATATTTAGAAGTTCGGGGTTATCGTGAATATTACCTATTACATCTATATCCATTTTCTCCCACCATGATATAGGAGGTTGCATCCAAATATCCAATTGGTCCTGATTGTTCAAATCACAAATATTGGCGATACAAAAGGCTGCTCTCTCTGGGATAAATTTCACCAATTTTGGAAAGTCTACGTTGACAGTTATTATGTCTCCGTCGTAGATTTCCGTTTTGTCCTTATCTTTTCTCCCGATGAACTGGCCAACCGTATTTTCCTTATAATGGTTCCAGAATTATTTTCTATGTATGTTTGAGTCTTCACGGACCGCAACCATTGATTACGGATTTTCCCCCAATATTCAATATCAATACTGTTGAAAATATGCCTGCGAATTTTTGCAGCTTTTTTAGCAGATTTCATAATATCTTCGATAGGCCGGCACATTCTTCGTTGAATATCAAAACCAATTTCTTCGATTCTGTTAAAACAATTCACTTTTATGTAACATAGCCCGATTTCCTCTACTTCTGCAAAGACAAATATGTCGCTTAAAAAGAATGGATTAGGTGTCTCATATATTTTCATATCAATTATTTTTATTTTTCCGTATTAGGTATTAAGTCTTTTATGTAAGCCCATCTTATAAGTCCCCAATCTTTAACATAATCATCCCATGCAAAAGGTTCATCTTCGGAAGGGTATATACCATCGACATGATAAGCATGTACAGCGTTTTCATAAAGGAAATATTCTTCATAATTAGGCTCTTCTTTTACATCATTCCACACGCTGTCTATTCTCCATTCTGCGACATTTACACAAGCATTCTCAACATCTTCCTGTGAAATTGCGCTTCCTCCGTAATAAACCAAGCATGCCAGATTTTCGGCTTCCTTTTTAGCTGCGTTTTCTATATCTTCTCTTTTCATGGTTTTTCTTTTAAGTATTCTTTATTCAGGTGATTGTTTTCTATAAGCCATTCAAACATTCCGATGGCTGCGTTAAATGTGCTTCCATCATCCCCCGTATCAAATCCAGTAAGATAATTTATCGTCTTGTCTTCATTGAATGAGAAATAGGCAATGTCATCTGTGGATATAAACAATCCCCAACGATTGTTCCCTAAAACTATATCTTTAGGCATTATCTTCTGAATACGTGTAAGGCTCCATGCAGGAACATCTTTTCCCCAGAGAGCGTCGAAAATTTCCTCTCCGGCCATCAGGGTTCCGTCCGGGTGCTTATGGAAAGGGCTTTCAAGTTTTGCGATTCTTTCCGGTGTCCAATACTTCCCTCTCAATGTGGGAGGTTTTGTTTGCAGTTCCCATTCCCATGATTTTACCCGGCTGTTAGTGTGGTGATACACCATGTCGGCCGTTTCCGGTTTCAGGCCCAGCGAAAGAAGTATTTCCGACTGGTCGCGTGTGGTTGCTATTTGTGATTTGAAGTCCATATATTATTCCTCCACTTTTACAAAGATTACACCAGTTTTATCATTTCGACTTATATCGCATTTACCTACAAATGCTTCAGCAAAATCGTCACACATCGGGAAATTCTCGTTCCAGAAAAAACATCCTACACACGATGTAGGCTTTTTAGATGGTTCAACTCTCAGCTTCACAAGCCCGCACTGAAATGTTTCTCCGACCTTAAATTCTTTCTTTTCCATATTATAATTCCATTGATTTTTGAAGTTCACTAACAAGTACATCTGCCTGTTTTGTAGCTAACTCAGCCATTGATTCAAGTGGGTTATAGGTTGTTTTACTTGCATGGAGAGCTATATCCTTACTTGAATATATTCCTTGTAATATTGCAATTGCAGACTGTATACGTACTTGCTGCCAATCTGGATAAACATTTTTGAAATCCAGTTCGGTATCAAAATACGTATTCCCGTCAGAGCCTTCATATACACTTTTTGCACCAGAATTTGCAGTAGGTTGAGAGTTAAGGTTCAACTTAACTTCAACAATTTTCCCGGTATATAAAACTTTTGCTTTCATGTTTTATTCCTCTACTTCTACAAAGATTACATCAGTTTTGTCTTCTCTTTCAGCATGGTAACAACTACCAATAAATTCTTGTACAGCTGTGCAATATTCCAGCCCAACCAGGTCACATCCAGTACAAGTACCTATCTTTTCTTGTTTAACTACTCTCAGCTTTACCAGTCCGCATTGAAATGTTTCTCCGACTTTAAATTCTTTCTTAGGCATATTTCAATCTTCGTCTTTAGGGAACAACTTCTCAATATCGTTGGTATAAAAGCTCAGTATATCTTCAAAATGATCAATGTAAATACCTGTTCTTTCTGCTAAACAATTAGGGAATCGTTCAGTATCTATTTCCAATATCTTATCAAAAACAGTCGTGCAATTAGAATATTCTATCCATACCGCAAGACCATGGCCCATTTGCCATTCATATTGATCAATCAGTTCTGTGAGTAATTTTAATTTTTTGAAATCCATATCCTATTTATTTTCATTGTTCTTTAATCGAATTTGTTCCTGAAGCTGTTCAGCATTCTTTTTCTGAAAGTTCGGACACTGATATACATCTCCAAACGCAATTAGTACCATGACAGGGAATAGCATCCCATGCTGGCAACTTCTTCCAAATGCGTCAGCAAATGTGCAGTCTTCGCACCGCCCGTTTACGTCATACGCTGCCATATTATTTTTCTTTTTTATCGTTCTGTATTTCAGATAATTTATTAATCACTAAGTATGTAAGCATAAATTCTATGAAAAGGATGTCGTAATCCAAACCGGAGAAATAGCTCATTGCCATAACGAAAGCCACAAGACCTACAAAAATTGCTGTAGCAATAAAATACTCTTTCATCATTAATACCGGAATTTGCTGAATTGAATTACTGCCATTGGCTTGCTGAAATCATAACCCCGGAACCACTCTTTCCAGTCGTCTACCGACAGACCATCGTTGGCCGCAAGTTCTGTCAGTTCCGGATATTTACCGTCGATGTCAAAGAATTTGAAAGAGGCACATCCGTCGCGATCCAGCTGGAAGGTAAGTTTCTGAATACCTGTTCCTGATTCCGCAGTCAGACAGCCTATTGTTATTTGCCTGCTGAAATACGGACGGCCTTCCCACTGACGGACGGAGATAACCGCTTCACCTTGCTGCACCTCGTGTATGCGTTTTGCCCAAAGCGGGAAGTTGGTCCGGATGGTGTGTCGTTTTTCGCCGGAAAGGAATTTCTCACGGAATCCGGTAGGGTTTCCCGACCGGGGATGTTTGGTCGGGAAAGATTGCGAAAGCATGAGCACGTAAGTCTTTTTCATAACTTTTTTAGATTTCATGTTCATTGTTTTATTACATTTTACCTACCGCAAAAATAACAATTTTAAACCGAAATCGCATTAAAATTGTTTCTAAATTTCATAAAACCTCCGATTTTTCGTTTTTTGTCCTTCAAACTACCGAATCAGACCGCTAACTTTGAGGAAAAACACAAAGACTATGTTAGTAACGAAAACCGAAGAAATCAGGGCATACGTGCCCACCAGCGTGTACAGCGGCGACCAGTCACTTCTCACAATCATGGAAGAGACAGAAGAGAACATTCTTGTGCCGATACTTGGGCGGAAACTCTACGAAAAGGTATGCGAAGAATACGATAAGGCCATGGAAGAGTATGGCGGAGTGACGGCGGCCTACGTGGAAAAAGAAAACCTTACACCCGAAATCCGTCTGATACGTGCCTGTCAGCTTCCGGTGGTCTACTTGTCGCTGGCCAACAGCACCGGCATTCTCACGGTGAGTCTGAACGACGGCGGTGGACTGAACCAGGTGTACACCGACGGGTACGACAAGGCCGACGAGAAATCCGTGAGCCGGTTTGAGCGCGATGCGTTTTTCAAGGGCCGTCGCGGAGTGGATCGTCTGCTGGTATTCCTGGAAGAGGATGCGTGCAGTCAGGCCCCCGTGTTTGCCGATTTGTGGCGCGAAAGCCGTTACTTCTACCTGCAGGGAGACTTGCTGTTTACTACCGCCATCGAGATGAACCGTTTTCTGGACATCAACGAAAGCCGGGAGAAATTCATCTCCATGTTGCCTGACATACGCTATTGCCAGAGCGCTTACATAGAGCCGGAGATAGGGGAGGAACTGACCGATGCGCTGGTGAAATGGTGCACGCGCTCGCTAAAGTCCGACCTTTTCACGGGAGAAGACAAGGATGCCATAAATGCGGTGTGGCAGAAGGCGGTGGACCGTCTGCGCATGGCGATGGCGCTGTACATCGAGTCTCGTCGTCAGGAAAAACAGCGCAAGTACAGCGAAAACGAGGCAGCTTACTCCATGACAAAGGCCCGCAAATTTATCTCCAACCATCAGGATTCTTTCGGAGAGTTTATCAAGGATTCTCCGCTGTATGTGCCGCCGATCACTGAAACAACCGGACCGGACAAACAGCCCATATTCGATTACGACAACCAGGACAACGCCATCTTCGTCATGCGTCCGCAAGCCTTTACCCGGCACTGATTTTTTGTCCTTCATTCCCAGTTGTCATATACCTAACTTTGGAGTATAAAGAAACGACAAATGGATACGACAAACTACCAGATACATCTTCCGGCCCTTCCCGACAGCTGGAACCGGCTGTCGACCGAAGAGCTGGAAGAGGTGAACAGACTTTACAAGCGTAAGGAGGCTATGGCTTCGGCAGGCGACGAAGAACGTGCCGACCGCCTTTTCAAGCTGAAGTGCTTCATGCTTTTTCTCGGACTGAAAATTGTGCGTCGCACCGTGACCGATGAAAATGGTGAAACGGTGTTTCTCTTCCGGCGCAAAGGGATTCGCCACCTGTTTGAGCGCATTCCCATGCGGGCATGGCAGGTGGACCAGTGGATAGACCAGAAGCTCGGTTTCCTGGACAATCCTTTTGCACGCACCGTCACTCCCTACGGAATTATCCGCCTTCGTATGGGGACCCTTCGTCTGAAAGCACCGAAAGATGTGATGTCCGATGTCAGCTTTGCGCAGTACCAGTCCGCACAGAATCTGCTTATCATGTACTGGGATGCACAGAAGGTTCTACAGACGCTTGTAAGGCGAAAATCGACCCATGCCGCCATCCGGATGCAGTTGCGCCGCATGAAGCAGGCACGATGCCGGTTCCTGGCCACGCTGTTCAACGAATCCGTGCGCGAGACGGGAGAGATACGCGAAGGACGCTACCTGCGCAAGTGTAAGCGCCGCGTGTGGTCGTTCAACTCCGGGCAGATACAGAGAAACGCCCGTTGGTTTAGCATGGTAGAAGCCCGCATGTTCCCCGTCATGGTGCAGTATTTCCAGAGTGTGCAGGAAGCCTACGCACGCATGTATCCGGAGCTGTTCACGCCTAACGGGAAAAAGAACGGACGGCAGAACCCTATCAAGATAGAGGTGGAAATGATTAACAACATCATGAAGTATCAGGGATTCAGTGACTACGACGCAGTGTACGACAGCGAGGCGGTCCGCATCCTGGGAATTATGAATGCCATGGCCAAAGAAGCCAAGGAAATTGAGAAAATGAATCAGAAATACAGAAAAGGGAAATGATAACCGATTACCAGAGTAACGCATACCGAATTTCTTACCAGGGCGTGTCCATGATAGAAAATGCACTGGAAAACCCCAACCTGATTCAGGTGGGGGTGGTTCCGGGCTGTACCATCATGGTGGCTCCGCAGAAAAGCTACGGCATAGATTATCTGCCCAACGGAGAATACCGAAGCTGGACGCTGACGGGATACAACACCCGTCTGAACCGCACGGAGGCACACTACATCTATGCCCGTCTGGAACGTGATTCGGACGATGCCATGGTGCTGTTTTCCGTGAACGACTATGCTACTGACGGAAGCATCGGCGGAGAGAATCCCAGCGAAGATTTCTATTACATACGTATCGGAAGCATTACCGCCACCGACAGTCTGGAAGCTGCCACCCTCGACCGTGAAATTACACTGGACTACGGTAAGCTTTCTACTCCTGCAGGTAATGACCAGGATGCAGCCGGATGGAAGGAACTGTTCGAACTGACCGCAGAAGGATTGATCCGTCCGCTGAAACGTTTCACTTCCTTTATTGTGCAGGGCACGCTTTCCATTATCGGCAAGCTGGTTATCAACGACAAGCAGATTTCTGATGTGGCACGCCAGGGAGATGAGGGAGATTTCCTTCAAAGCGACGAATCCGTGCCCACAACCAAGTTGCTTACTGGAAAATATTTAGACCTTCTCAGACAATACCTTATCAATAAAGACCGTGAAGACTCCACGAAATTCTTGCTTACGATGATGGCAGGAATTGTGGTGGGAGAGAAAGGTTTTGCCGAAGGTTTAACCGGTTTTGGCGCAAAGATAGATAAAAAAGGATACGGAGAAATGCGCGGACTTCGCCTGTGGGAATTTCTGGAGGTTCCTGAACTCCGGTACAACCGTGTAGAGATTTTCCTGGGGATTAAATGGCGTGTACCTGGTGCTGGAATTATTCTGTCATGCACACCTGATACGGATTCGGAAGGTAATCAGCTTACAACTGGAACTTGTACACTAAAGCTGGAAGAAGGAGAGTTTGGTGCGGTATCTAAGGATGACATTGCACTTGGTATCTTCCATTTTGGCGATGAAAGGGATGCTACCGAGGATTCAGACGACAGCAAAGGTAACTTCAAATTTTCCGGATTTGCAACCACCTATTTTCGCGTGACGGAGGTGTCGGGAGATAATAATGAGACATTCCGTTATGCACTTCGTCCTGGATATACTATTCATCCACAGCCGCAGATGAACTTTTCATGTTACGGGAACTTTACTGATGAAGCAAGACAAAGCTCAGCATACGAAACACGAACATATACCCGGCTTCTCTGGAAACAGAATGACTGGGAATTTACGGTTGGGAATATTGCCATGCAGTATGGCGACCTGACGAATTTGAACATATTCGGGCTGAACATGTCTGGTTACTCCATGTACCTTAATTCTGTGTATTTTACTGGTACAATAAATCAAGTAAGACCAGATGGAACGCCGGTTCTTGTGGCAAATGACAGAGGTCAATGGGAAAGTGGCACAAAATATGAATTTTATGACCGTGTAAGCCATGATGGTATATTGTGGCTATGCGTAGCAGAAGACGGGACAGATACAGAACCATCCAAGGAAAATGCTGATTGGCTTCTACAAGTAGATAAGGGTGAAGATGGAGCTGGGTTAACTTATATTGGAAGGTGGAACTCAAAATTGGTAGTTCCCAAAATGGGTTCAGTAACAATGAATGGAAGCACTTTTGCTGCAAAAGTAGCTACCACTAATCCCCCGTTATGGTGTTGGACAGATAATCAAGGAAATAGATTCATATTCTCTGATGGAGGGTATGTAATGACTGGCGAAGAAAACACTTCAGAGTATGATATGATTGCCAGTAAAGGAGAAGATGGAGTTTCCATAGAAGAGATCTATACGCGTACTACTGTTAATTCTACGCCGTCTACTCCAACCTCCCCGCAAATAGATGATTATATACCTTCAGGGTGGACACGTACACAGTCAGGAATATCTTCTTCTTATCCTTACGAATGGGTATCAAAACGAAGGAAATCTTCCGATGGCGTATGGGGACTGTTTTCTACGCCCGTCGTGTGTGCGCAGCTTGGAGAGAAAGGAGCCGACGGGCTTCAGGGATGTGCAATACGCGAATCTGAATGGGCTTTGAATACGGAATATCGCAATGATAGTGATGTAACCGATGGTAGTCTTCCTGTTCGTTATATAGACGTGGTGCTTGTAAGAAATAACGCCATGGAAACAGGTTGGGACGCATACCAGTGTTTGAAAACGCATGTATCGAGCAGCAGCATTACATACGCTAATACGCAATATTGGAAAAAGTTTGGAGCGAATGTAGGTTCTATTTTTACATCACTGATTATATCAAAGAATGCAAAAATACAGTTGTTTCAGGGAAACGACCTGCTTATACAGAAAGATAACGGTACGGTTACTGCAGGTATGACAGGAAGCAATTCAGGTAGCCTTGTGCGTATTTTTGCCGGAAGCACTTACGAGAATCGTGCTTCTGCTCCCTTCCGTGTGACAGAATCTGGTGAGATGTATGCTACAAAAGCACACATACAAGGTGAAGTCGTAGCTACGAGCGGGTCTTTTTCCGGTGAGTTGAAAGGAGCTACAGGAACTTTTACCGGTTCTCTTACTGCAGGAGATGCAAATGGTGAAAGGATTATAATAGATTCTGGAGCTAAATCAATAGGATTGATTAGTGGTAATTTACTATTGTCTTATTGGGAGTTTTTTAATCATAACGGATTTAAGTCTTGTAAATTAACATTGTTGGACAACGATTATGAGAATGTTACTATATATCCTCATGAGATAGGTATTTCAAGAGTTGATTTATCAGCAAAATTAACCCCTTCTTCACTTACAATATCTTCCGGTTCCATTAGAACAGAAATTGGTTCCAATAGAATATATATGAGTGATGGAAGTAATTCATATATAGGATTTACAGGTACCGCAGAATATGTGCCTCCAAATGGGTATTCAAAAACTCTTTATTTCAGAAACGGAATTTGTTATAAAATATCATAATCATGAAACTGAATTTTAAAGAATTACACGTTTTCAACGGTCTTTCACGCGTCACGGAAGCAGTGGAAGATGTAAGAGAAATGTTTGCCGATGCTATCTACGCATCGGGCAGGGGAGTTGCTTCGCTTGAATTGTGCCGTAAGATATACAATTCAGATGGTGAAGAAGAATATGACGAAAAAGAAGTGGAACTGATTAAGGAATATTCCAGGTTCGGGAACCCACGTTTTATTGATGCTATTGACAACATGATTGAAAAAGCAAGAAAAAATGATACTACAAGCAAGTAACGGATGCCTTCTTACTCAGAGTGAGGAAGTTCCAATTAGTGAAAGACGTTTTGAAAAATCAATGATTGTTTCATCCATGGAAGAAGCGGCATTGTGGAAAGAAATACCAGAATCAGAAAAAGACTCTATGATTGAAGAAGGAAATCTGTTTTATCCTGAGAATCTGGATTATAATTTCCTGAACAAGCTCGTATCTTTAATGGGAAAAGTATCATCAGATATTAATAACATTAGCCTTACAAACAATCAGGCATTGGAACTAAAGCGTTTATATCCCAGTTTTAATGAGGTAATCGGCACAGAAGCTCCTTCTGGTTTTAAGTTTAATTTTGATGATGTGCTTCTTGAAGTAGTGACTCCACATACTTTATCAGAGGATACTATGCCAGACCAGAATCCTATGCTTCTTTCACTTTCTCCTGATGAATCTGAAAAAGTAATTTATTACAGACCGGTTCTTCCGGATAATAAGGAAACTGTTTAATGAATATTATATAACAAAACACAAACGATTAAAACATGTAATTATGGCAGATAAAAAATTATCAGACGTTACATCCGTTGAAGATTTTGATTATTTTCTTGGTGTAAAGAGTAATGGGGATGTACAAAAGATGTCAAAAGATTCCATGAAAAAAGTAATTTCTGAATTAATGTCATCATTTTTACAAATAGATTCTCCTAAAAATTTTATAGTTTCAAATCCGAGCAATATGGAAACTGGAATAATCAGTATAGGAGATGCATCTAGGGAAATATCAAAATCAGAGAAATTGAATGAGCCTTCAGAAGATATTCCTTTCATAAGAGGAATGGACTCTAACGGGAATCCTATATATATTGGTACAGAACAGTTTTCATCAGTTCTGGCGGGACTTATTGGGATTAACAATACTTGGTTCAGGGATGGTGGTATTGTCATAAATCCGGATAATTGTTTGAATAATAGGGTATATATGATTAATATATCTCTAGGAACTATTAACTTCGATTTATTCACTTATGGGAATTTATTATATTTCAGTCAAGGTGAATATCACACGCAAATAGCAATGTCCATATATGACAATAAACGGTTTACCCGTATGTCTTCTAATGGTGGTAATTCATGGGGAGAGTGGAGAGAATTTTAATCATAGTTTAAATGGACTCGATTATAATATTAGGCCCTATTGATTTTAATAAGCCCGTTGCCATCTTGTCCTTTAACAATAGATAGAGTAAACGAAGAGCTAATAATATATGCATATAAGTTATAACTAGCTGTAGACACTGTCCATGAGCCATCCGATAAGTTCTTTGTTCTCGAATATAATTTACCTGCATAATCGACAACAACCTGCATTTCTGTGTTAAGAGATGTGTATCTTACTGCATATCCTGATATGTAATTGGCGGTTGGGGTTATTTGATTGATATACCCTGACACAAACATTACAATCATGCGCGATGGGCTGGTAAGCCCATTATCCAAGTCACTTTTTGTAACTCCTTTCAGTAGAACCGCTCCCATCAGTTCCGTCAGTGCTAAATCTGCCTGGCGGAACTTATGGGAACGGCTACTTTAAAAAATGATGGATTAATGTCAAAATCAGGTTTCCTGAGTGCCATTGGATTAAAGTTGGAAGGTGATGCCAATAACGTAAATAACGGAGTTTATAAATTTGACTCACAACAGGACAATATGCCTGTGAATTATGGCATATTAGTTGCATTTTCTTGTGACGGATGGATTCGTATGCAATTATGTGCAGGTGGAGATAATGGATTAGCATATATAAGAATGCATTATAATAGTTGGACATCATGGAAACAACTATAATATTAATTTCCGAAGAGAATACTTCAGCTCGATAGAAGAAACATTCCCAGCCTTGTATGTAATCTTATATTTGTCAGTTCCGGTTCTGGATACCTCTATCGTAACGTTGCTCGTGTAGCTATATTCAGACAGCTTAGTTACACCAGCAGCATATATAGAAGCCCATGCCAATATATACGTGGCTAAATACTCCGTATTACTAGCACTAGCACGAATTGAAAGTAAATATATACTTGCCGTGTTAGTTTCTCTTATTTCAACGGATTCCCCAACTTGAAGTATTGTTGTTACCGTGCTATTAATTCCAATAAGTTCCTCCAGGCAGATTTAGCACTGGCGGAACTTATGAATGGAAATAACTTGTTTCCATTCATGGTAAAAGATTTTTTGTATATAACAAACAGAAATAGTATTGATGAACTTAACGATGTTGTGGAGTCCGGCATGTATATGATTATTCCAGGTTCGGATACCTACGGAACTCTGTTAGTTTTTCAAGCAGGAGTTGGAGCTGCTGGAGCAACTGTCCAGCGTTACTTTCATCCTTCAGGATTAAATATTACAAGAATTAAAAATTCAAATAGCGAAAATTCTTGGGCTCAATTATAACTCAATCCACCCTCTCCATGTACCGTCCACCTTTGCTCTCCAATATCGTTTAATTGGATACATCGAGAATGCTTCCTGATACATATAGGCCGGAGAAGCAGGGTAAGTTTTAACTATGAATGTAGCATTGTTCTCTAAAATATTTCCATTGTATATATCAGTAGACAGAATATCTATATCATCTATGTTGGACACTCCAGAATTATCACCCTGGCTGAATTTAGCAGCGGGGTGAAGCCCCGATTTTTCTAATGTTGCAATCCCAATAAGTTCCGCCAGAACTTGTAAAAAGCCTCGTAAAGAGGCTTTTTACAATCCTTTTAATTGTCTTACAAACGAATTGTCGTCAATCTTTGCATATATCATCGTAGTCTTTATTTGTCTATGACCGATTACTTGCTGTATTGTAGTTATAGGAACATTTCTATTAATCAATCTGCTTGCGCAAGTATGTCTTGCAACGTGAGCGGTTACATGCTTGTTAAGTCCACTTCCTTTAAGAGCGGAAGATAACCTTGAATTGAATCTGCAATTGCTCCCCACATAAAAAAACTCTGAAAGCCGATTCTGATACTGACTATATATTTGCTCACCTCTTCCATCAAACAGAGCAAAAAGAGGTATTCTGACATGTGTATTTGTTTTTACGGAATTATATTCAAGCCAAATCCGATTATTTTCCAACTTGAAGTTCTTTTCGTTGAGAGAAGCAAAATCACTTATCCTAGTTCCAGAATAGCTCATGAATAAGAATTGATTGATAGTTAGCTTTTTACTTTCTGATAACGTCCCAGATGCTACATAATTCTCAATCTTACGTATGTCATCATCACTTAACGACTTCAGTTTATAAGTATTGTTCAGGTCTTTTGGATCATGGTAAAAAGCGAATGCATCCGATGGAACCTTATTCCCATACAATTTACGTGCGATATTATAATATGTCTTAACAACATGCATTTCCTTGCATACGGTTGAATATTTAAGTCCGGAATTAATTAAAAATCCCATGAATCCGCGGAAGAAATCCTCTGTCAATGATATGACAGGACAAGAACCTTTGAATTTTTTTATAGTCTTCAAAACATTTGCATGTATTTCTATAGTCCGAGGTTTTAACCCTCTTTCATTCATGGATTTTTCCCACATTGCATACCAGTCTGCAGAAGCTCCACGTTTTGAATATATGTCATGCAATTTAGACAATGTAATTTCTCCAGAATAAGTTAGTTCAATCTCTTCCAGGTTATACACAAGTTTTCTGATTAGCAGGTTAAGATTGGCGGCATTTGGACTTTTAGAAATAAGTCCGGATTCTTCACTCCATTCGTCATTAAACACTCTGACATTAGTATCTAGTTCTATTACAGAACCATACTGTGAACATTTCACAAAAATAGCTAGCATTCCTCCGTGTACACGATGTGTTACAAGCTCATACTTAATTTTATTCATAATGATTATTATTAGATGCACTATAAATATATTAAAAATTAAGCATAAACAAAATGTCAATCATAATAAAAAGCTATATTTGCAGCTATAATTCTTAATGAATTATTAGATGCATAAAGGGGGATATTTCCAAGAGAGGTATATTCCCCTTTTTATTGTTTTAAAGTGCAAATAAGCATTCAATTATCAAAAAAACATACCCATTTTATTCGGATATAAATATTTTTTGTAATTTAGCGGCGTGATAGGGAAAACAGGGATTCCCTTCTTCGATGAGAGTTTTATCAACACAGAAAGGAGACAAGCGATTGTCTCCTTTTTTGTTTTTGTCCTCCGAGAAACCGTCGTTTTTTTTGTCCTTCATTCTCCAATGTGTTCTTCGTAACTTTGTATTGCAACTAAAACCAAATGTTTAACTAAAAACGACGACAAAATGAAAAAGATGATTTTAATGTTTGCACTGCTGATTTCTGCAGTGACCGTTTTCGCACAGGGAGCTGTAACCTCTGAACCTTCTACTGCCGGATTCGTAATCGACCTGGGCACGTTTACCGGAATCGTAGCACTTATTTCGGCCATCGTGACACAGATCCTGAAAGTCATTCCTGCTATTTCAGGAAGCAAACTCGCAAAAATCGGTGTGAGCGTAGCGGTAGGTATGGTGGTGTGCGTGCTGGCATGGGCACTTCAGCTTACTCCTCTGCTCGAAGGATACCAATGGTGGGGAACGCTTATTTACGGACTGGCTGCCGGCCTTAGCGGATGCGGTTTCTACGATGTGGTAAAAGCTATTGCCGCTCTTTTTAAGGATAATACGGAAGAGATGGAATAACGGGGAGTCGGAAGGAGGCACGGAATGGACGCAGAAATGGTGACGGCCATAAGCGCAGCTGTTGTTTCTGTGGGTACCTTGATTTTTACTCAGTACAACAAAATGACGCAGAAGTATCGTGACAAGATGAACGATATGAAGTTGGAACGGTACAAGCAGGAAACCGAACGTCTTAGCTTCAAGCGAAGCGAAAACACGGCTAAGGTATTTGGTGAGCTGTGGAAGGTGCTCTACGAAACAAAGGCCGACAGGGTGTACATCGTACAGCCGCACCCGCTGGGTAATGCAGCCTTCCTTTCCATCTATTTCGAAGTGAAACGCAAGGGGGTGTCGGGCATGAAGGATAATGTGCAGCGGCTCCCCATGAGCGAAATGGCAGTATTCAGCAGAGGACTGGCCGAAAACCTTTTTCTCTGCTATACGGATATAGACTCTCAAGTGAAGGACAAGATGGCCAAATCCCTGTTTATAACCAATGGCTGTCGCGCCGTAGCCATAAAGAGGCTGAACAGCGCTTCCGACTGGGTAGGAAACATCTTCTGCGAGTTTACCGACGAAATGGAGGTAAGTGAGGAACAAACCCACAAGGTGCTGCACGATGCAGCGGTGAACATACAGTTCATTCTTCCGGAATACCGGGAGAATCCCTATAAATAGAGTTACAAACCAAAAACACAACACAAACAATGGACGAAATCAGTTTTAAGAAGGGAGCTGAAGGCTATGTGGCCGAATATACTTCCGAAGGACGTACAATGGTGCAGATTCAGGGTGTGAAAAGCGGAAGGCTTTCAATCTCCCAGTTTATTGACACCATGGAACCAGTCGCAATGGATACAGTGAATTTCACCAATACCGTCATCGAAATCAACGTACCTGCCGGCATGAAGGTGCGTCTGCTGAGCGATGTAGAGGTGAAAAAAGTCAAGGCATTGGTCATCAAGGATACCGCAGCAGCCGGCGGTGGCGGAGGAGGTGAAAGCTATGTGCTCCCGAAAGCCAGCGACTCTGCTTTGGGAGGAATCCAGACCGGATTTTCAGAAAGCGGAAAGAACTATGCTGTAAGAGTAGACGGAGCAGGTAAAGCGTATGTCACGGTAAACTGGACAGACACCACATATACCAATGCTACAACAGCAAAGCCCGGAATTGTAAAGCAGGGTGCCCATGTAACAGATGCTACAGGTTCGGAAGATGCACATACCGTACTGAACAAGCTGATTGACGAGCTTGAAAAGGCCGGGGTTCTGGCTTCTGCATAACCACAGTCACAACACACAAACTAAACTAGACACGACATGAGAATCTGGATTGATAACGGTCATGGTGCAGACACCAATGGGAAGCAGTCGCCCGACGGACGGTTGCGTGAATATGCCTATGCACGCGACATTGCACGCCGCGTGGTGGATGCGCTAAAGAAGAAAGGGCTCGACGCGCAGCTGCTCGTTCCGGAAGCGGAAGACATTTCGCTTCAGGAACGGTGCGCACGCGCAAACCGGGTGAAAGACAGCATCCTGGTATCCGTCCATTGTAACGCTGCCGGAAGCGGCACGCAGTGGATGACCGCACGCGGATGGGAGGCATGGACCAGCGTAGGTCAGACCAAGGCCGACAAACTGGCCGAATGTCTGTATCAGAGTGCGGAGCAGGTGCTGAAAGGCATGAAGCTTCGCAAGGACACCGCCGACGGCGACAGCGACAAGGAAAGCGGTTTCTATATTCTGAAGCACACCGTATGCCCGGCCGTGCTTACGGAAAATCTTTTCCAGGACAATCGCGAAGATGTGGACTTCCTTCTGTCGGATGAAGGCCGCCAGAAGATTGTCACGCTGCATGTGCAGGGAATCTGTAAATACCTGGGCGTATGAAACAGCTTCCGTGGATACTGGTAGGCTTGCTGTCGGCCGCGCTCCTCTTTTCGCTTTTCTTCCGTGGATGCGCGTCGCCGCAGTCTGGACAGGGTGATACCGTATGGCTTCCCGTCAGGGTAGATACGATACGCGACACGGCAGTTGCTCCTCCCGTGTCAGAGCGTCCCGCAGGAACAGACACCGCATGCCTTCCGGTATATCGTCCGCAGAAACCGTCCGGGTCAGCTTCCATTCCGGACAGCATAGCGGATACGGCTACGGTTGTTTCTGATTCGCTTTCTACAGGAACAGACAGCGTAGACGTGATTATTCCTCTCACAGAGAAGGAATACCGCACGGACGACTACCGGATAGTCATTTCAGGGTATCGCCCTCAGCTGGTGTCGGCAGAGTTTTACCGACGCACACAGACGGGGGTGGTAAATGCACCGGCACCGAAAAAAAAGAGGTGGGGGATAGGACTGAGCGCCGGATACGGGATAGGGCTTTCAGGGAAGGCAGAACCGTTTCTGGGCGTTACGCTTAATTACAACCTGCTGCAATGGTAGCGGCAGGTTGTTTCTTTAAACACAAGAGAAAAACACAGGGCAGACGTGCCCGATAAACAAAGAAACGATGAGTAAGAGTGAGATTTTTAACACCATCCTCCGCATGGTATCGGAGGAAACGGAAATACCGTCTGCACAGATCCTTTCCGGAAGGAAGGACACAGAAACGGTAGATGCACGCTATCTGCTGGTGCATTTCCTTTTTCAGAGCGGATTGAATCCGTCGTATATCGCTGCACGAATCGGAAAGACGGAGCGTGCCGTCAACCAGATTCATACCAATTTCGACCAGCGTTTCAGCACACAGAAAATATTCAGAATAAGTTGCGAAAGAATCAGGAAGAGGTTAGGAAATAACTCATTCCCAGAGTAATGCTTCGTCCGTACCTTTGTCATGTCGGGAAATAGTTCACGACACAACACAAACACAAAACAGTATGACAATCAAAGGTATGGATGGCCAGAGTTACAACGTAACCGGCCAGGGACAAGGTAATTTCAACACTGTGGGTGCAGCAGCTGGTATCGCATCATTTTTGGGAATCAACGGTGGTAACATTCTGGGCCGTAATGGCTGGGGATGGAACGCAGAAGGCGTATGTTCAGACAACATGCCCGTAAGCCGTTATGAGTTGAACATGGTGGAACAACTGAACGCAAAGGATTCAGAAATCGCTTTGCTGAAGGCTGACAAGTACACTGACCAGAAGATCGTGGAAGCCTATAAGGACTTGCAGGGTCAGATCAAGGAACTTTCAGTGGAAGTTCGCTCCAACAAGGACGCTCAGACCGCTGTCAACATGCAGCAGGCCGTTTACAACGGTACCAACACCGCTGCTCTGCAGTGTATGCAGAACAGCATCGCCGCTTTGCAGGCTATCACTAAGACATACATTCCGTCAAGCAACGTATGTCAGGATGGATGCTGCGGATGTCCGTCTGCTCAGTAATCAACTGCTGAAATCCGGGGGAGGGTATCGGCCTTCCCCTTTCCGTTATGATTTTCATACTCTACACAAACAACTCAAACACGCAGCACAATGACAAACGCACAGATTCTGACCGCTGTCATCCTGAAATGGGGTGAGCCGGTCATTCCGGTTATGATGGGCAATACGCTCAACGGTATTTCTGCCGGTATGCTTCCGGTGGAGAAGTTATTCAAGTCAATCGGACTCGCAGGCCCCGGATGGCAGATTTCCAATGAAATCAATTCGCTGGCATCTTTAGGAGGGACAAAAATGATCCGTCCGTTCCTTGAACGATTTGTATCCCGCATTCCGGACGACATGATCCCGGAACTGGCTCACGGATATGTTGACTCTGCCATCCAGCAGGGAAAACTTTCCATAATCGACGGATTTTTCACCTTCGACCGCAATGACCTGGTGGAACTGAAGAAATACCTGGACTGCAACCTTCCGTATCAGAAACCCGAGGAATATGTGGTGAAGGTTCCGCAGCAGCCCGCACAGCCGTCGCACCCACAACCGCAGCCTGCACCAAAGAATGAAACACGAGAAAAAGAAGAGAAATAAGTGCCGAATACAGGCGGCCTGGTGTCCTGTAAAAGATATATAACACAAACACAACACAACTATGATTCAGTCAATTACTTTGTCTGGAGTTCCGACAGCTACCGCTCAGCCACTGACGGTAAACATCACTAAGAAACTGCGGCAGGCTTATTGCGTGAACAACGGCGTTCAACCTACTGCTACCGTCGTATTCAGTGTAGCAAGCGTCACAAACAACAACACGCAGAACATTGCGCTTATCAACGCAGCTGTAACTCTGACCTACACTCCGAAAAACGGATGTGCAGCAAAGACTATTCAGTGGACCGAACAGTTTACAGTAACCTTCATCGGTGCGGCAAATACAGCCCCTACCAGTGTGGTAGCTACAACTTTAGTTCCGCAGGTATTCTCTTACAATGAGAACGGTTGCGGTTGCTCTGCTTGCGGCGCACTGATTGCAGTCCCGGTCACGATTACTGCTACCTTTCCCGCTTAACGAAGTTCAGGCAGCCGCGTTTAGCGCTTTCAGTCTGGCATCTGCCGATGAACCCGTAAAAAAGCGAAGGAAAAGGAAAAATGTTTGAGTGGCTTCCCGTCCGCGAGGGCGGGAAGTTTTGAAGAAACTAATTTAAAAATATCGAGATATGGATAGAGAACAAATGATCTCCCGTTACGAGGAGCTGTATGATAAGATGAAGGACAGCAAGGACGTGAAGAATATGAAAATATTCGGCGAAGCTGCTACCTATTATTTCAAGGAAATGGCAAAGATGCATCCGGAAATGGCTATGAGCTGGCTGAGCCACCTCGAAGCAATGTGCTGGGATAACTTTTTGTCGGAAACAGAGGCCGTGAATATCGGTAAGACCATGGTCAACGAAGATGGGTTGAAAGGATTCCACTGGGGGCATGACACTTTCGTGGCTGCCGTGAAACAACTCGGAGGAGTTCCCGAAGAAAAACCTTCGTACAACTCGTATGCACTTTGTGTCACAGCCAACATGATTTACAGCGACATGGCATACAGCATCGCTGAAGACATGGGATACAAGACACCTGCCGAAGTGCCGAACGAAAAGATGGCCCTTTCATGCTACAAGAAAGCTGTGTCCTACCTGAAAGACAAGGACAAGAACTTTCAGGTGCGCCGTTACTTCAAGAAGCGCATGTACGGAGAGCAGGCAGCCATGTAACAGCTGCATAGAAGAAAAGCTGGACCTCCTTATACGTATGGTAGCTCAACTTGACGGGATAAGAGGATTTGGCTCTAATGTGCTGGCAAATGTGGTGGGCGATATAATTATGAGAAAAATATGATGTAGTTTGTCTTTCCACCCTATATGAATGAAAATGCAGCCGGGTTTTGTCGTTTCTTCCCCGGCTGCATTGTTTTTTTATTATCAGTATGTACCGTTAACTGTAAATTCAAATGTGTAGTCATTTTTCTTTCCTTCAATCTCTATCGGGAAAAGTATTTGTACTTTTTTACCTATCCAAATTTTATTGTCAATATCATTCTGCATTTCTTTCTTACTCTTGTAGAAACATGGAATGATTGATTTTTGTTTCCATTCAGAAGGAACATAAACGCCAAACCCCTGACTGAAATATACATTTGACGTAGGGACTATAATATCGTTTAGCTTTCCGTTTTTGGGTATGCTTATGATTCCCTGACTTTTATCTTTGTCTATGTATTTTACTCCTTTGTGCATAATCCGGCTTATATTACCTGTATAGTCCATAAAGGTTACATCATCCCAATTTATTTTCAGTGTTTTTTCTGAAACATTTTTCAGCTCAAATTCAAACTGAGTGGTAGAGTACCACCACACAATGTCAATGTATTTATCTGTGTATCTGTATTTGTTTACAATCTGAGCCTTTTTATTTTTTGAAGGGACTTCATCAGAAATCTTTACTATTTCCGAATTACCAAATGGATCTTTTGAGTCTGAAGGGCTTTCAACAGAAGAAAGACCTAAATCGTAAACAGCCATATATGTACTTCCGCAAGAAGTAAACAAGCACATAATTAAAATTAAAGTCAATGTAAAAAATAAGTTTTTTTTCATAATTATAAGTAGTTTGTTTATTGCAAAAATATTGATTTGGTTGTGTTTGAGTTTCACAATTTCTGATTAAATGAAAAAAGTGCTGAAAAACGGTGTAAAATATAAAATGTGAGACAATTTTAATTAGATTCCCTTTTAAAAAAGTAGTCTTATCCGATATATATACAGCTGTTTTTTTGTCCTTCTTATTTTTGTGTATGTTACTTATTTTTGCTAAAAACAAATATCATGGAACAGAGAGAATTATTATTTAATGAGGAAGGCAAATCATTTGTATCAGAAACAAAAGTAAACTCAGACTATAATCTTCATATCGAAATGGAGAGTGGAGGAACATTGGAGATTTATCAAAGGGGAAGTGATGAAGGAAAGTATAGGCGTTCATATATTGAACTAAAGTGGGGGGATGTAATAGATGCAGATTTTTGTCATGCAGTCTATCCTAAGTATATTAAAATTGTCGTATCGAGTAAAGTCACAAAAGCAACCATAAGGGAGGCAGGATCATGAAACCTATTAAGCTAAATACGTTTAAGCTTTTGACGTATAGATTCTGTGAGATTAAGAAGAAAAAGCATATATCTCCTCCTGAAGAAAAATACCTCGTACTCGACAAAGGAAAGCTTGATGTAAACAAATTAAAATAATATGCCATGGCAGATATACAGAAATTAAATAAAACTTTTTCTCGTGAACAGGTTTTGCAATCGGCAGAAATGAACGCTATAACGAAGAAGATAGACGAACTCGTTGATGGAGTAAATTCTTCTTTAAAGCAAGTTCCTGAAGGATATGTAACAGAAGAAACTCTTGCGCAGAAAGGGTACGCCACCTCTCGGGATTTGAACAATGCGATAGGAAACATAAACACAGTACTTGATGAAGTAAACGGGGAGGTGATATAATGGGAACGACAGCAGACAAACTAAACAAGTTAAAAGAAAGCAAAGCCGCCATAAAAGCTGCCATCGAGGCGAAGGGTGTGGAAAACGTAGGAGAAATCCTTTCCGAATACCCGGCTAAAATAGCAGCCATTCCGACAGGAGACGAATACGCCCTTGAATCGCAAATGCTGATACTGCCGGTACGTTCGACCATTATCACCACGAGTGAAGGAAAGACTGCAGCGATAGCCACAAACGACCATATCAAGATTGTAGATTCCGACCTGAAGCATTACACAGTAAAGGAATGGAACGACCGAAGCGTGGCAAACAGATTCGATAACGAGCTCATTGCTCCTCCAGTAGGTCTCTCTCTGGAGTGCAACGGAATTAGAACGATATTGTATTGGCCATGGCAGGGAGAATATTACGCTACGTCCGGCACTACAAGTAAAGTATCAAACGCAATGCAACACTCCGTATATGAATACGACCAGATGACAGGCGCAAGAGAAGGAACGGACTACCACGGGACTGCGGATAAAAATATTGGCACACACGCCGCAGGAAGCCACTTTGCAGCAGACTGGAGCGTAACAGTAACGGAAGACGACAAGCTTGAACTTTATAGCGGCAATACCAAGCAACGTTGGATAATGGAAAAAGGATGTGGCAACAGTAACGTCATGTTGGTAGATAATTACGCCGAACGCCTTGAAGTCATGTATGTACAGAATGAATGGCTTCGCCACAGGTTTGCCATCTGTAGCGGCATAGCATCTTCTGAAGCAGAAGGCACAATAACCAATGTGGAAATCCTAAATTCATCAGGCGTACAGGCTCAGGTAGGTGAAGATATGTTTTTCTTCGTAAACGGCCAGAACACAGGTTTGAAAGCAATGTACAATACAAATAATAAGTATTCAGTAAACAACGCATACTATTTCAAACCTGAATACGCTGAATGGCTGTACGAACAGCAGAAAACAAACGGTGTAAACATGAACGACACCGGAGTAAACTCCGCCGAACGACCTCTTCTTTCTCCGGGTGAAAAAGGAGCGGAAGCCATAACTGTAGACGGGTATTGGTATATCATTACCCCATACATAAGCAGACCGGGAAACTCTAGTACAAATTATGACTGGAATATGGCAGATTCTCATGCTGTATATTACATCAAAACACTTGAAGGGAAGTATATGGCAGGAGAGAAAGAATTATATCCATACTGGACGAACAAAAGCATAATTTCAGGATTGATAAACTATCTTAACAGTTATGAAAAATGGGGTGTACCTGCAGTCCTGGGCGGCTACGTCTGGAGCTGTGTCCGCGTCAATGGCAGCGGCGCCTGGTGTGTGGGCATGGGCAGTGGCTACTTGGTCAACCTCAGCACGTACGGCACCTATAGTGTGGTGCCGGCCTCCGCTTTTTGATTTATCTCAGCCGTGCGGAGCACGGCTCATCAACTTTTTCATTAAAATATATTAACATTTAATACGAGACAATAGAAATGAATAGATCCGGGAGGAAACATTTGGACGCACCAATTATTCAGGACGTTATACGCCTGAATAATTGTCTCATAGAAATCAACAGCAAAGCTTATAAAGTCATAAGCAGAACATATATAGATCCTATGCTGAAGCAAGGCGCATTGCTTTTTAGTTACGCTATGCGCCAGGTTCGTGGAATGGACTATTATAAAAGAGCTACAGAACTGACATACGAGTTGCAGTTCGGTATATACCTGATAGTGGCTCTTGGAGGATGCAGCAAAGAGAAAGCGTCTATAATAGACGTTTTGTGCGATAATATTTTATCTTCGCTTGCGAGGATAAAGAATGTCAGATCCGAAAAGTCTTGAACTATGTCGGCAGAACTGTTTAATGATAAAGGTCCCTGTGCTTGCGGTGAGCAAGCTATTTCGATTAACAGGGCAGAAGTCCTGGGCGGCAACGTCTGGAGCTGTGTCCGCAACAATGGCAACAACGCCTGGTATGTGAACATGGGCAATGGCAACTTGAACAACAACAACACGAACAACACCTATAGTGTGGTGCCGGCCTCCGATTTATCAGAAAAAGTGCCCGCCTGGATAGCTGCCGAAAGCGACTGCTATAAAAACAAGCACGCATCGCTCGAAGCAGCATCGTTTCATTTCAACCTGTCGCGTATTTATGAATTGATAAACAGAATAGACAACGGCTACCATCCACAGACAAGCATCTGCTTTGTCCTCGATTATCCTGTGTATAGGGAAGTTTTCGCCGCCAACTACACCGACCGCATAGTGCACCACTACGTTGCCCCGATGCTCGGCGAGATATGCGAGAAAGTCCATGAAGCCAATGGTGATGTAAGCCACGGCAACCGTATCGGACATTCCGCATCTACAGCCATCGAGCAGATACAGCGGAACATCCGTGATGTAACGGACGGCTACACAAAGAAAGCCTTCGTAGCCACAATGGACATATCAGGCTTCTTTATGTCGATAGACAAGGAAACAGCATACCGCATCTTGCGGAAATACGCCGATATGTATTACGATAAACCCGATAAGGAAGAAAAACTCTCCCTGCTTCACACCCTGATACAGCACAATCCGGCCACAGACTGCGAGCGACGCTCCGATATAAAAATGTGGGATAAAGTTCCGCCCAACAAAAGCCTTTTCGGGCTTCCACCCGATAAAGGACTCCCGATAGGAAACTTCTATTCCCAACTCCTCGCAAACCTCGTCATGGCGGAAGCTGATGCGGAAATGATAAAAACCGGAGTGAGATACACACGGTTTGTAGATGATATATGCGTGGTGTCAGAAACAGCAGCCGAAATAATCCATGCCCGGAAAGTATTCATAAAAGCGACCGGACGGCTGAAACTAAAAGTCCATCCCGATAAATTCTACATACAGCCGGCCTCACACGGAGTAAAGTTCTGCGGAAAGGTAGTAAAGCTGAACCGTATCTACATATCCAACCGCACAATACATGCCCTCCATACAGCGATAGAAGAATACAGCCGGATACCGTCGTACAGCAACGCCGTACACGTCATGCAAAGCATAAACAGCTATTTCGGCCTGATGAAAGGAACAGCGTCCTTCAACATCAAAAAGCGCATAGCCGGGAAAGCCCTGGAAACATTCTCCGAATGGCTGTATTTCCGCAACAAGAACGGACGGTTCATCTGTGTGCTGAAAAGCAAATACAAACCCAACAAGACATCATATCTAAACCTGAACGACTATGCTTCCATATTCAGACCACCGGAAAGGTACTATCCGAAAAGGAGGCTCCCCCTACAGCTCCGCGAACCTGCATATCTGCGAGCATAACGGACAACTGATAGCAACATTTAAAACCATAGACAACATGAAGTACGCAAAAATCGAAAACGACCATCTACTCGTCAAAGAAGTAGAAAAAGGACAGGAAGTAGGCGGCAAGCTTACTGAAGAAGAAATCATCGCACAAGGCTACAAGCCATACTGCGAGATGGAGAAACCCGAAGGAGCAGACTTCTTCATCAACCGCGAATACGAAACCTGCATAGTGCAGGAATGGGGAACGATAACCGAAGAACCCGGCATAAGTCGCGAAGCACTGCTGTTCTTTATCGAGAATACAGACAGCAACTCCGTTATCACACTCACACTTCCGGCAAAAGACTACGCCTCAATCATCGAAGACGAAGAAATCCAGTCAGCACTGAAAAACAAACCATCAATCTCAATCGTGACATTATGATAAAATTTACAGAAAAAGAGATTTACAGTACAGAAGGCTTGTACATAAATCGTATCGGAACAAACATCTATTTCAAGCGTGCCAACCGTCTTCCTTCCGACATGGAGGAAATATTCAAAGAAGTAAGCGATCTGCCCACCGACAAACTGGGAGCCGCAAAAGCCGCGAAGATATTCGAGATAGACGGCTACGACACTAGCGACGCGGTAAACAGCTTCACTCTCGACGGCGAATCCGTTTGGCTCGACAAGAACACCCGCGTAGGACTGATGAACTCCACCCAGATACAGAAGACAGCCTCGATGCTCACCACTACACTCTGGTTCGGAGGTAAAAGCTACACCCTCGAGTGCGACACAGCTATACAGATGCTCTCCGCTCTTGAACTGTACGCCCTGCAGTGTTACAACGTAACGGCACAACACAAGGCGAATGTGGAAGCCCTGCAAAGCGTGGAAGAAGTGGAAGCCTACGACCACACAACCGGATATCCTGAAAAACTTAATCTGAACACAAAATGATACTCATAATCTTATCAATGGCCGTCATCCTCACATACGTGGGGGTGATGGTTTACAAAACAAAGGAGATACCTTACTCCATTAGCGACACATACTATTCGCTGGAACATAAGCTGTGGTTCGGCTTCACCATGGCCGCAACCGCCCTCCTGCTCATGCCCGCCATCCTCTCTGCTACCCCCGAAAGTTATCAGTTCACCGCATTTTTGATGTGCGGAGCGTTGCTGTTCGTGGGTGCGGCACCCAATTTCAAAGCCGGAATGGACAGACCAGTACATATTGCGGCTACCGTCATAGCGGCACTGAACAGTCAGATATGGGTAGCACTTACCTGCCCGTGGATGCTGCTTGTATGGATAGCGTGGATATTATATGTCGGCGTTCGCCTGAAACAAGTATGGAATGGCGATTTATGGTATAGCTTCGTGTTGTGCAAACCGCTGTTCTGGGCGGAGGTGATAGCGTTCGGGATGGTGTATGCGGAAGTGATGGTTAATGGATTATTGTAATATACGTACATTCTTCCCTTTCGCCACTTACCACCCCCCCCCTCCACAATAGCCTGTAGGGCCTGTCAAAACAAATGCAGCAAACCTCTCGAGTGGTTTGCTGCATATCGCTCGAGAGGTTTGCCGCAAACCACTTTAGAGGTTGCTGGCGAATAGTTTTAAAACGGTGTCCGTTGAACTAACGGAAACCGTTTTTTTGTCCTTCATTTCCACATTTCGGGTGCCTAACTTTGAGGAAAACAAACACAAAGACATGGCAAATAGTTTAGGTACCAGACTGGCTAGAATCGACGTGCTTATCGGAGGTGCGGATCAGGCTCGCAAGAAAATCGAGGAGATGCGCAAGGAATGGGAAGAACTTGACAAGGTAATCCAGGAGGCGCAGCGGAATATGGAAATGTCCGTTGATACGGTAGATTATGACAAGAATAAAAAGATATATGAGGATGCTTTAAAGAAGCAGAAACAACTTCAGAAGTCAATCACTGAATCTGAACGAAATGTTAATACTGTACAGAAATACCTTACAGATATTTCCGGACAGACTCTGCGTAATTTGAATAACGCCCAAAGGGGATTGAGGGATATGTTGCTTGGTGTTAATCCGAAAGACCTTAAAACGCTCAATACAGTTCGCGATTACATCAAACAGATAGCCGATGAAGCACAGCGCCGGAAAGGGAACCTTGTAGAGTTTTCCGACATCATCGGAGATATTGGCAATGTGAGCGACAAGTCGCTTGGCATGGCCAAACAGCGCTTACAGGAACTTATATCATCTACTCGCCTAAACACGCAGGAAATTCAGAAATACCGTGAACAGCTTGCTCAGGTTGAAGCGGAAGAAACTCGTCGTGTCTCACAGCGTGCTCAAACCACACTAGGTAAAGTCCAGACCGGCACATTCGACGGGACAATATCCCAGACAAAGGAAGCTATCAAGTTGCTTGAACAATACAAGCAGCAGCTAAAGACAAGCGATACAAATGGAGTAAAGGAGGTAGAATCGGCCATCAATTCACTTAATGAGAAGCTGAAACAATCATCTGCCGAATTTACTTCACTGGAAGATGCGCTTGATAAAGCTGAAACGGTTGGTCAAGGTACGTTCGACGGAACCTACGAAGACCTTGAGAAGCTGAAAAAATCGCTAGAAGAGTATAAAAAGAAGCTTGAAGTAAGCGATACAAAAGGCTTGAAAAAAATTGAAGATGCGCTGAGCACGATTGAGAAGAAACAGAAAAGTTCCGTATTAAGTGCAGAAGAACTTAACAAAGTGATTCTTACACTTAAAACAGCTCCACTGGAAGATTTGCAAAAGGCCGCGGCACAACTTCAGCAAGAACTTTCGAAAACCGAACGTGACGCAGATAAGTATGTCGAAACTTCAATGAATCTGCGCCGGGTAAACGAGCAGATTAATGAAGTGAAAAGAAGCTGGCAGGAACACGATAACCAGATTGTAGCTACCATCAAGCGCTTGACAAGTTATGTGCTGGTATATGCCGGATTCAATGAGGTGGTAGGACGTATCAAGCAGTTGTATCAGGCTAACTTGCAGCTGAGTGACAGTCTGGCCGACATCGAGAAGACCACCGGGCTTTCCACTGAGTCGGTAGCCGAGTTGAGCCGTGAAATTGACAGTATCGACACCCGTACCGCACAGCAGGAACTTCACGACCTGGCATACGAAGCCGGTAAGTTAGGAATTTCTGCCAAAGAAGATGTGTTGGGATTCGTGAAGGCAGGTAATCAGTTGCTCGTGGCATTGGGAGAAGATTTAGGCGGTGCCGAAGCCGTGCGCCAGCTGATGAAGGTAAATGCCATTCTGGGTGAGACACAGAAGCTCGGAGTGGAAAAAGCCTTGCTCGCCACCGGTTCTGCTATCAACGAAATATCCCAGACCAGCCGTGCTTCTGCCGGTCCGATTGTCGATGTAGTAAACCGTATCGGAGCTATCGGAGAAGCGGCAGGACTTTCCATGTCCGACCTGATTGCGCTGGCCGGTACCCTCGACGCGCTTGGTCAGCACGCCGAAATGGGTGGTACGGCTTTGAACACCTTTATCTCTACACTTACCAGTAACACCACCGAGGTGGCGCAGGCTGTGGGACTGAGCGATGATTACTTGAAAAACCTGATTGAACAGGGTAAAACCATTCAGGCCGTAATCGCGGTATTCGAGAAAATGAATGCTATGGGCGGACTGGATGTGCTGGCTCCGATCATGAAAGACCTCGGTAGCGATGGCGAGCGTATCAAGCAGGTGCTCGTTACCCTTTCTTCCGGCGTAGACGAACTGAAGGCACAGGTGTTTACTTCTTCACGTGCGTTTAAGGAAGCTACCAGCGTGACGGATGAATACAACATCAAGAATGAAAACGCCATGGCCATCATGCAGCGTATGGGGAACGCCATCAAGGAATCGTTTATCAACAGCGGATTTGTGGAATGGCTCACGGATGTGCTTCGCTATATTTCGAGCATTCCCAACCGGTTTGAACGCGGAGAAACCTCAATCCGACTGATGGCAGTAACAGTTCAGGCTTTGGTAGGAGTAATGATAGCCACGTCTTCTGCTGTGCAGAAAGCAAGTGCAAACATTGTGCTGTTTACGAAAATGGTAAAAGCAGGAACAGCATCTGTGAATATATTCAAAATAGCCTGGCAGTGGCTTTCAAAGGCTATGATGTCAAATCCATTAGGATGGGTTGTATTAGGATTTACTGCGCTGACCTCTGCTATTACTTATTTCAAGAAATCAGTAGACGAAGCAACAAAGGCACAGTCGGAATTTGAAGCAGCTATACAGAAGGAAACATTTGAACTTTCCAACCTGAAATATGCGATTGACAAGGCAAATGTATCAAACGGAGAGCGTGCGGCACTGATTAAGCAGCTGAATGACAAGTATGGTACCTACCTGGGATTTATGGTCACTGAAAACAACTATGCTGAGAAGCAGGAATATATTTACAGCCTGATTAATGCCCGCCTTCGTGAAACGCTGGCGCTGAAGATGCGCGACAAGATGATGGAAAACATTGCCGACAAATACACCGACCAGATTCAGGAACTTCAGTCGAAGATTATTGCTTCGCTGAACAATATGGAAAACGTCGGAGAGACGAATGCCGGCGATGCCATGGCCCGTATCATGGACGGGATGAATAAGGTAGTGGAGGAAGGCGGTAATCTGTACGACGCGCTGGATGGCTTTATGGAGAAATACAACAAGAACATAAAGCAGCTCCCGTTCAGTTCCGACGCTTTGAAACTGATGAACATCCTGAAAAACATCCGGAAGGAAGCCGGACAGACTCAGACTTTCCTTGAAAGTACGCAGCGTGCTGCCGAGAGCAAGACCGAAGAGCTTATGCTGCAAGACCTCCGTAAGTCCAACCAGGGCATTCTTTCTTCTTCAGACATACCGGAACTGAATACCTATTTGCAGCAGGCGACTACCTACGTGCAACGTCTGCGTTCAGATGTTGAATATTTGAATGCAAAACGTGAGAAAGGAAAGAAATTGACTGAGCTTGAAACTGCAGAACTTGAAAGGCTGAATGAAAGGAAAGAAAAAGGGATAATGCTGAATAAGCTCGAGGAATCCAGACTGGAAGAATTGAACGATAAGCGTAGGAAGGGAGAGAATCTTACCGATTCAGAACTGAAGGAACTGAAAGAGAAGAACCGCCTGTTAGGTGTATATCAGTACAACATAGATCAGGTGGAAAAACGTATTAAGGCCATCGGACTGGAGTCTGTATGGGGACAGGGAGTATCGCTGGAAACAGCCGGAGTAGACAAGCTGGTAGCTACCTACAAAAAGCTGGAGGCCATGATGAAGAGCATTAATGAGGACAAGGACTATGCAGACACCTTCGCTGCCCGTGGATTCAAGTCGGCCAAGGAAGAATACGAGGCGCTGAAAAAGATGGAAGAAGAAGTGGCCAAGGTGCTGGCTGAGAAATGGGGACGCGACACAAGCGGCAACTGGCTAAAAGTACGTAAGTCAGGCACACGTGGTGAGCAGAAGGAAATGAATGATGAAATCAGTGCGGCTATGTCTGCGCTCGAAGCTTATTTCCTCCGCCGTCAGCAGGCTATCCGTCAGGCATATCTCGATGAACAGATAACTACTGAGGAGATGAACCGACAGATTGACGCGACCGAAGAAGAACATCTGCTGGCACGTGTGGAGCTTCGTAAAAAGCTGTTGGGTGAGGAGAACACCTTCAATCAGAATTTATACGGGATGGAAGGTAAGAACCTGGAATCTACTGCTGCATTGATTAAGAAGCTGGGCGAACGTCAGACCGACGGGTTACGTAAGAACCTTGAAAAAGACCTGCTCGAAGTACAGAACATGGCAGTGAAATACCGTCAGACTATCGAGAAGGAGCTGCTTAAATACAACCCGTTTGAAAGCCTTGTCAACCAGTTTGAGGAGTCGCTTGACAAGCTCCGTCTGCTGAACACCGACGCGGAGAAAGAGTTCCGTATGAGTTTAGGATTTAGCGGGGTAATTGACGAGAATGCAGTGAAGGAAAGAATTAATGCCCTTGTTTCTCTGTCGGAAGATGCTTACAGCCTGAACGAAGACCAGTTGCGGACTTATCTTAGCAACATTGACGCGGTATGGGCCGAAAGCATGAGTCCGGAGCAGATGTCGCTCATGCTGAAAAAGCTGCGTGATTTCTATCAGGATTCCAAGTCCGCTGCCGAGAAGTATGCAAAGGACATCAAGGAAATGATAGACGTGCAGTGGGAAACCAGCGGAAACCAGAAACTTTGGGAGGATCGGATAAAAGGTTCCGACGACCAGAGTGAACTTATGGGTGCTGCAGGTAATCTGGGACTGGCATCCACACAAAGTTCCTTCCTTGGTACTTCCGAAACGGATAATGCCGAACTGGAAGCGCTGCGAATAAAATTGGAAGCGGCAGCGCAGTATTATGAGGAGTTTGAAAGCCGTAAGAAAGAACTGATACAGCAGGCCATTGCTTCCGGCGCTACGCAACAGCAGGCAGAAGAATCTTTCCTCATGGCGCAAAAGGAGGCTTACGACAACTACATAGCCGCAAGGGAGGAGCAGTCCGCAAAAGAACTTGAAATCACGGAGAGCAAACTGAGCACGCTAAAAAACTACACCGATGCAGTAGTAGATTTTAGCGAACAGATGGGCGAGGCTGCATTTGCCGAAGTAGACGACCGTAAGCAAGCTGCAAAAATGTTGCTCCAAACAGCGATGAAACTCACCAAAGACTTGATTATGCAAAAAATAACCGAGTTGTTGATGAAGAAGACTCTTGGAGACCAGGAAGTAGCACAGGAAGCGGCTACAAGTGCTACTGTTACAGCTATTCATGGGTCACAGGCCATTACGGATATGACAGTAGAAGGGGCAAAGACTGCAGGAGATGTAACTTCTGGTATTGCGAGGGGATCAGCAAAAACAATCGGAGACCTAGGATGGTGGGGTATCCCATTGATTGCAGTTATCAGTGCGGCACTTTCCGCTCTGATGGGCCTTGCCATGGGTAAGCTAAACAAGGCAAAGCAGGATGTGGCAGCTGCCACCGGAGTAAGCAGCAGCAAGGGCCGTGTAGCAGCCGGAATGCTTACCTACGCAGAGGGTGACTATCCGGTACTGGGAAACGACGGACAGATATACAACGCACGCTACCAGAAGGAACTTAAAACGGGAGTGTACAGCGGAGGTGCGCATTTTGGTATTTTCTCTGAAAAGAAGCCTGAAATGATTGTGGACGGCGATACTACACAGAAGCTTATTCTGAACTATCCGCACATCTACGACAGCATTCTCACCATTGCGCGGCACGGGCAGCTTAAATCGGCCGCCATGCCGACATTTGCCAGCGGGAACTATCCTTCCATGCCGGCACAGATTACCCAGGTTGCATCCGGAGCTACGGATATGACCATGCAGAACGAGCAGATGACACAAATGCTTGGAAGTGTGGCCGAAGCGCTTTCCACACTGAACGAGCGTCTGAGCAAGCCGATTCGCGCCGCCGTAGACCCATACGGGAGCAAGGGTGCGGTAAACCAGTTGAACAAAGCCAGCAATTTTATGACTAAACGCGGACTGATAAAATAACGACACGATGAAAGGACTACAGATAAAGATTAACAGCCAGTGGGTAAAGCTGTCGGAAGATTTTTCCATTACATTGGAGCAGTCGAACCCGCTTTTCAATGACCAGGGAACATTCTCGTTCCCTTTCGAAATTCCGCTGGAACCCAACCGCGAAATTTTCAAGAATATAGCCGATCCTTGGGGAGACATTAACCTGAAGGACATTGACCGTATGCCCGCAGAGCTTTGGGTGGACGGCGTGATGATATACCGTGGTGTGATAGAAACCGACGATGAAGTGGAGTTCGAAGATACACTTCCCGTCACATTCATTTCCGGTAACAGTGATTTCATGGACCGTATAGAGGGAATGAATGCAAGGGATATTCCTCTCGACAGGGAGATAAAGCTGGGGTATAGGGTAAAATCAGCTTCCACACAATATTCTTATATGGATGATAATTTATTTATAACCATATACCTTAACGATGGAGTAATGAACTACACCGAGAGCAACGAATCAGACCCTTATCCTATAAAGCCATATTGCAATGTAAGGGTGTGTACGCCAAACGATGCAGGAAGCTATAATATATTGGAGCCCAGAAGACCGTACAGCGGTGTATGCTTCTACGTAATGTATCTTCTTGATTGTTTCTTCAAATATCTGAATATCGGTGTACAAAAGAACGATTTGTCCACAATGGAAGATATGTGCCGCCTGGCATTTTTCAGCACGCAGTGTCATACGGAAGAAAAGGGAGATTCGTTTTCTGTATCATGGACAGATATTATGATGAATAATTTTATGGGTTCATCATTTTCTCTTCATTATGACTTAAAGTATAATGTAATTCCAGGTGCTAATTCATACAGAAAAATTGCAACATTCCTTACCCAGAATTTTTCTTATAGCGCGGTGAATGTTTTTGCTACCAATCAGAATTTCCCGGATGTAGAAATGGAAGATTTGATTGAAGACCTGCAAAACGCTTTTGGCGTTCGGTTCTTGTACGATAGTGCAAGAAATACGATGGATGTCATATATATAAAAGACATTCTGAAATCGAATGAAATATCCATTCTTGATGTGGAAATAGTGGCAATGCAGTTGAAAAAATCAAAAGAAAAGACCATACGCCTCACATACGGTCAGGAAGATGATACTGCATTCAATTATGATGATTATTCCAATGTGAAGGAGAAGAATAATTACATGGAGATTCTTCAGCAGGGACAAGCATCCAATGACACTACATGCTATCAGGATAAACTTACAGGAAACTCCTATCGTATAAAAGTGGACGAGAATACTGGAGGAAATCCTTCGTTGTTTGAGGTTGGTGGATTCCGTGATTATTTAATCGGAGGCACATCGACGGAAGAAGAGGAAGATGAAATATCTATCAACTTTGCTCCGGTGATGATAAATGATGTAAACGGTCAGACAGTAGTTTCAGAGGCTATGTCTGGTAAAGAAGGTCAGCAGATTCTGGCTGTATTTGCCGATCAGGAACTTCTGTCGGAAAGAAATGCAAGTTTTAGTCTTATTCCCGGGATATTGGGGGTAGCACCTTCTCGCATGATGAGATACAAGCATGAGATAACGCTGAGTTATCTTTCCGATGAAAACTATGACACTGAATCGGCAGAAGAATCACCCATGCGTACTTACGATGCCGGATATTGCCTTGGAATCATGCGAGGACCTGGTAGCAAATCTGGGATAGAATATAGTCCTAATTACGACGGCGAGGGGAACGATTCGTGGGTACAGACGGTAGCCAACAGTGCTTTCACAGCCGACAGCTGCGATAACTTTGGACGGTTCTTTGATTACAACGGCACGGAGCAGGGTGGAGTAGACCAGTCCGGACGATTCTCGCTCAAGCTGGTGGCCGGGAAAGACAAGTATCCCGCTTCTCAGGCATACCAGGACCGCGGTCTGGTGTCAAAATTCCTTTCGGAGTATCTTTACTTCCTTTACAACCGGAAGACCGTGATACTGACAGTAAGAATGACCATATCGCAGATTGCAGGACTGGATATGCTCAAGCGCTACCAGATAGGGAACTATGTGGGATTCATCAATAAGTTATCCTACAGCATTGACCGTAGCGGGATTACGGAGGTGACAATCGAACTATATACCATTTAATGAAGAAAAAAACATGGCAATACAGGTATTACAGCAGCCGCCACAGATAGCATTTGCAGGCGACCCCATAGTGGTTAAGGCAAAAACCACGCTGAGCGGAAAAACTTTTCTCCGCATAAAGATTACGGTCAATGCCACCGCATTTGCCGGATCTGAAGAGTTTCCTTATTCTGAAAGCTATTCCTTTGAGGTTGGTTCCGACGGGATAGCAGTTTTCAACATCGGAGAGACCATAAAAACTACGCTGTCACGAAAGATGACGTTTGATGTGAACGGAACGCAGACCCTTTTACAGATGATATACGCTGCACGATACACCATTACCTACAAGGAATCGTATCTTGACGGTATGGTAGAGATAGAAGAAGGTGAAACCACTTCCGAGCAGTACAATGCCATACCCGGAAGGCTCACGGAGTTTGAACGCCTTACCACATCCAATGTAGATACCACAGAGATTTTAGGTGAAGGACGTATCTTGAGCCGTAAACCGGAGGGAGATATTGTCCCATTGGGATGGATACTGTGTATTCCTGCGGTAAGTACCCGATCGGATACCATTACCTACAGCGTAGTGCAGGGAGAAGAATCGAAAGAATATTCCGATTATACCCGTGGTGCGCTGGTCCCCGATTCGCTTGTCATAAGTACGTTCCTCCTGAAAGAAGGTGAGCTTACAGTGAACACTGGATTTGAAACCGGGAAGAAGCGATATGCGGTAAAGACAAACCCGCTCATGCGTCACTTCATATTCCTGAACGGATTCGGGCTGATGGAAAGCGTAGTCGCTTTTACGCGCGATGCGCTGGAATATGACATACAGAGTGAGCTCTACGCGCTGCCTGCTGACATTTCCTACCGTGCCACCACGCGAACAGCCAGCTATGCACAGGCACCTTCAGGAACTTTTTCCATGAGCAGCGGATTCGTGAACAGGGAGTGGGCCGAGTGGTGGCTCACGGAATTTGTGGTGACGCGAAAGGCATGGATGTACGATAACGGCACATACATACCCGTCACTGTCATACCCGAAGAGACGAACGAACTTTATGACCGCGCTAAACCCGGTATGCTGTCCGTGAATTTCAGCGTGCGGTATGGATTCTCAGGAAGTACGCTGAACTCATTCGTCTAACGGAAGGAATCCTTCTCCGTTCTTCTTCTGTAGTTTTTCTTTCAGTCGGATAACCTGCTGGCGGAGCATACGGTTCTCTTCCAGCAGGATTTCCGCACTGGTCATCCCGCTGGAAAGGTCCATACGGTTGTGGTCAGAAATAAGGTAGTAAGGACTTACTTCCATCCGGTTGCATATCTCCAGCATGTCTTTTATGCGCATGGTGCTGTTTTCTTTTCGCCATGCACGAAGTTTCCATTCGCTAATATTCATACGTTCAAGCAGTTCCGAGCGGTTTATACCCGTCACGCTCTCCTTCCCGAAAAAATCATTCACATATTCCGGATGGAAAACTACCGTCTTCCAGTTGTCCGACCGGTAATAGTCGTACACATTTACTTCCGGAACAATGCCGTTATCCCGATAGAATATGTGTCTTGTGCTGATATGGTATTTGTTGCAAAGTTTCACCAGCGAGGTAATCAGCATGTTTCCTTCAATGAAGAGTTCGCTGAAATTCTGCATACCGGCATCCTGAATCACTTTCCGTCTGGGCACTCCCACGACGATATGAAAGTTCTCCAGCAGTCGCCAGTTGGCCTTCCATTCCCTGACTTTCCTGTCTGCGTAGGTATATTCCGTGGCTTCTTCTGCTACAAGCTCCGTTTCCTTGATTCTTGCTTTCAGCTTGCGGTTTTCATCCAGAAGTGAGATTCGTTCCTGCCGGTATTGCCTTATAGCCTCTTTGAGCTCCGAAATTTCCTGCCACACGCGCGGCGATATTTCCGTCTCGGTGGCCGCGTACTTTTCAAGCTTCTCATTCTCGTCTTCCATGAACACGTCTATGTCGATTCCGAAACGGTTGCATATTCCGATAAGCCAGTTAACCGTACACCCGCCTATCTTCGGATTCTGCCACCTTACGATACTGGTGACTGAGATTCCGCTCTGACGCGAAAATTCAGCAAGCGAAGGAATTTTAGTAAGTCCCTGCGGACCGTAAAGCCAGCGCAAGTTTTCGGGGATGAATCTCACCTCTTTAAAATCTTCATCCGGTATGACATATTTAAAGCGATTTCCGAGTAAATTTTCCGGAGGAGCCGACATAATGAAGTTTGACAGGCTTATGTGGAATGTGTTGCACACCATTACGATGTCATGCACGAGTATATTGTCTTGATTATCAACCTTTCTTTTATACATGTATGATTTTCCGTACACCTTCTCCGACACGCCTTTTTCGCTCAGGCCGAAGAGCTTCGGAAGATTATTGAACAGGAAAGAATTGAAATAGTACATAAAAAATCAGTTTAAAATTGTTATTTCCATAACAATTATAATGCGATTGTCAAATTAAAATTGTTACTTTGTGGAGTAAAAATAACAAAAAACGACCGAAACCGCAAAAGCGAGAAACGACAATATATATCAGAAGTATGAAAATGAGCATCATTGAAGCATTATCCGAAAAAAAGTTGAGCCCCATGCGGCTGGGATTTAGCCGCTACCTGGTGGAACATTACGGAATGAGCATGAGCACGGCGTACCAGAAGATCAGGTTGAACCGCGTGCGCCGGTGGGAGGCGGAAGGCGTGGAAAAATGCCTGAGAGATTTTGATCCTGACTACGAAGGGGAACTGAAAGACTTCTTTTCCGGTGTGAGGAAGAAGGGAGAATTTATCGAGTTCATGAAAGAACGAGGTATGGGCGAACATGCGCTGCGTGCGCATTTCCGTAACTTCGACTTCACGGAAGTAGAGCTTCGCGGGCTGGAATCTATTTATAAGGAGTATAAGAAACAAATGGAGGAAATGTGATGGGATACATGCTGGAAAGACAATGGGAAGCACATACACGCCTTCAGGACGGATTCTCAAGAATTGTTTTTGAAGACGGAGAGGAAATTACGGTAAAGAACGACGGAAAGACGGGAATTGACTTCGTAGAGGAATACCTCGACGAGATGAAGAAAAACTATCCCTCACACCTGGTGGCAGCCGACCAGATTCTGCAGATGCGACTTGGACGTTCTTATAAGACCATACGGAACCTTCGCAGCCGCTATCTGTCAGAGCTTGCGCTGGTAAGCCTGAACTGTTGTTTCGGACGCGAGGACGATATTCCCGACCATGAAGGTCCGGAAGACTTCAATACCGAGCACACACACTGCCCTATGCGCTATAACTGTCCGTTCAACGGATTCAACCCAGCCTTCAAGGATAAAAAGGAGGTGTGCTGCAATCCGGTGTACGAGTGCGGACTGACTCCCACTCAAGCTGCCGTGGCGAACATGCTGGTAAATACTTCGCTCACCTACGAAGAGATTGCCGACGAAATGGGATGCAGCTATTCCAATATAGACAACATGCGGAAACGTATTTTTGCGAAGCTAGGTGTGGCTACACGACCTGAACTTATGTTGACACTAAAAGGAAAGCGGCTGGTATGAAACGAAGCAGAGCGGTATATGAACAGCGTTTCCATGTGCGTCACACGGAAATAGCGATAGGCTATCCGGAAGGTTGTGTGAGCATAGAGTGCAGCAACCTGTCGAAGTCGTGCATGCAGAAGCTTATGAACGAGCTGGTGTACGACGGATATTCTGCCACAGGAAGCGTGCAGGAAGATACGATTTACCTGCATGAGCCAGACCCGATGATGTGCCTGCCCGATATCCTGAAAGAAATGATACAAGCCAAAATGGAAAGCATGAACTACGAGGTGAAATTCCTCTCTTAAAATTCCCTGAAATGATTTCTGACAAAACAGTTGATAAACTCAATGCGCTTCCGCTTCCCGACGTGATGCGCAACAACGGATACCTTCCCGCGTCGCAGACCGCACGCAGCGTATTCTACCGCTGCCCGTTTCACGACGAGAAGAACGGAAGTTTCTGTGTAAGCAAGTTCCCGCCAAAGGGAGAACGCTATGCAGCCTTCAATTGCTTCGTATGCGGCGAGCAGAACCGTAGCAAGGGGGTAGGGGCCATCATGCTGCAGCAGCGCCTTCTGGAACGCGCAGGAGAGAAACACGACTTTCTGGATGCGGTGAACCGGCTGGCCAAGGACTTCAACCTGATTATTGAGGGAGACTACAAGAACGGATTCTTCCACCGGGCACGCAAGACAGATCCGCAGCCGGAAGTGGATTTCCGCATCCGTAAGGGCGAGTTTACACCCGCTGAGCTCCGCGCACTGGGATGCCAGGTGCTCCCCGTGTTCCGTGCCGGGAAAAACACAAGCGAAGGCCCCGAGCAGACAGCCGTGACCGATGCCGACGGAAACAACCTGTTGCGCTGTTCGTTCAATCCCGACTTCTACCGTGGCGACACGCCCGCTCCCTTCGACAGCACCCAGCTAAGCACCATTTTCAACCTCTATCCGCTGGAAAGCTACGTTACCCCCGAAAAGGCCGATGCCGACGGCGTACTGACCAGCTACGAAGTGAAGTCTACGCCTTCTTACCCGATTTTTCTTTTTCGTTACGAAGACGAAAACGGATGGTGGGCACGAAAATATGAGCCTTATTTCCGCGAGACGACCGATTCGGACGGCCGTCGCCAGCCCAACTACAAGTTTACCTGGTGGTACCAGGGAGGAAGCCGTCCGGAAGGATTCCACAAGGAAATCTACGGCGACGCTGACGTGATGCGTGCCCTGCAGACCGGACGTGTGGAAACCTCCGACAAGGAAGGGCATCCCATTATCAATATAGAGAAAACCCGGGTGGACGAGCAGGGACGGCGTACCCGTGCTTTTACCGACGTGTTTCGCCGGATTGTAATCTGCTCCGGCCCGCGCGATGCCATCAATGTGTACTTTCATAGCGACGCTCATGTGGTGTTTCCCCACTCCGAGAGTGTGGAGATTTCGTCGAAAACCATCCGTCGCCTGCTGGACATCTCCATGGAAGTGTTTGTGCTGTATGACATCGACCGCACCGGCATACGCGCCATGAACCGGCTGGCCCTGAAACACGTGGAACTGAAAGTGCTCTATTTGCCCGAAGACCTCTCCACCCAGTACAATCCCCGCAGCGGGAAAACGTGCAAGGATGCCGAAGAGTTCTTCAACTTCTACCCGGCAGTGATGCGCCGCAATGAAAAGCTCATGCACACCAACGTAAACCGCTACTTCGACGACCTGCTCAAGACCGCCCGACGGATGCGGTTCTGGGATGTGCAGTACCAGACCAAAAAGCAGGAAGACGAAAGTAAGGTAGTGGTACGAAAATACACCCTGAACTTCGACAATATGGCCCAGTTCCTTTCGGCCAACGGATTCTACAAATACACCGACGAAGCGGATACCACCAAGTTTGTGCACATCAGCAACAACATTGTCGATGTGGTGGAAGAGAGCCAGGCACTGAGCGAAGCGAAGGAAATCATGAAAGACTTCCTGATATACAACTCACAGTATTACTCCGAGGAACTGAGCAACGCCATCAGTACCCAGAAGAAAATCGGACGCGACACCATGTCCGGAATCAAGAAAGTAGACCTGAACTTCATGTCGTGGGGGAAGGATTTCGATTATTTCTTCTTCCGCAACTGCGCCGTGAAGGTGACGGGCGACAGCATTGAGCCGGTGGACTACGTGGACCTTCCTTTCCATGTCAACCGGAAGGCGATTATTGACGCCGATTACCATCCGATGAAGTCTTCGCTTTTCACTATCGAGGAGAATCCGGAATATGCCGCACGTAAGGAGCTGAACGATCAGCGAATGGCCGACAAACGGATGAACGAGAACGAGCGCCGCCGTGAGGATGCAGAGTTCATCGCCTACCAGCGTCTGTACCGTTTCCTGCTGAGAATGCCGAAAGACATTGACCAGATGCCTGTCTGCGTGCAGTGGCTGTATGACACCAGCCGTATACACTGGCGAAAGGAAGCCGAAGGCTATCCGCTTACCGAGCTGGAAAAGCAGCGACAGGACATGCACTTCATTTGCAAGGTAGCGCTCATGGGCTACATGCTTTCGCGCTATCGTACAGGCACCATGCAGAAGATGGGAGTCGTGACGGATTACACCGTGGCCGACGAAGGAAAGAACAGCGGAGGTACCGGAAAAAGTTTCTTCCGTTCTTTCTTCGAACTGGTGCGGAAGGTGTGCTACATCCCCGGTCAGACCTTGAAGAAGAAAGAGAATATGGCCAAGAACTTCGACAAGTTCCATTATACCGTAGACAGCATGTGTCTGATAGACGACCTTCGCCCCGACATGATGGGAAGCGAGTTCTACAACATTACGGACAACATTACGGTAAAGACCCTGTATCACGATGAAATGACACTGCCGCGCGAGGCAACCCCGAAGATATTCATTACCATGAACAAGATGCCGTTCGACATGACCGAAGGAAGCACCTCGCGCCGTATCTTCCTGGCCATGCAGAGCGATTACTACCACGACGAGGACTACGCCGGCCAGTTCAAGAAACGCACGCCGCAGACCAAGTTCGGGAAAGACATCTTTCTGGAAGCCACCGAAGAAGAACGTGACGAAGCGGTGTACATGATGCTGCAAAGCTGTCAGTTCTACCTCGGCCTGCAGGAAAGCCTGATACCGCCCATGTCGCAGGACGGACAGATGCGAATCCTTTACTCCGCCATCAAGGACCAGGTATTCATTGACTGGGCCAACCATTTCTTTGCAAACCAGTGGCACTGGTGCCGTCCGGTATCTATCAGTGAAATGGCCATCAGCTACCTGGAACACCGTGGCGACTCGGTGACATTGCAGAGCGTGAAATCCGTGAAGAACGAAATGATAGAGAAGATGCAGGCTTACTGTTTCAATATGCAGTACACCATGAACCCTTCCATTGTCTACCGTTCGGACAAAGGCTCCAAATATCCCCGTCACTACGCCTGGGAGCAGGAGTTTATGAACGACACGATCCGCCGCACGGAGCGAGTCCGTAAATTTACCCGTGTGTGCTTTTTCTACAAGCTGGGTGAGGAACCCAAAGACTCCAAGGAGATACTTTCCTGCCCGGAAACCGACGAAGAGTGGGAGGAAAAGAAGCGCTTTGAAGATGATTAATAACCTTAAAAAGAAAAGAATATGGCAAGAATTTTAAAACATGAAATCCCGGCAGCGTCAGAGTTTACGCTCCCGCTTCACGAGGGAAGCAAGCTGCTGAAACTTGATGTGGTAAACGAGAAAGCATATATCTGGGCATTGGAAGATGAATCAAAGCCACAGCGGGGAGTAAAGTTCCGTATGGTAATGACCGGTGAAGAGATAAACCTTGAGCCTTACATGATGTATATAGGGACTTTTATACTTTTCAACGGTTCGTTTGTAGGGCATTTGTTTGTGGACACTTCTGTTCCGATGCCGATTTATGAAGGAATTTAAAATAGTGGGAGATATGGGAAACAATCAGAATGAAAAAGTGAGTATCACTTTCGAAGTAGAAAAGGATTTTATCAAAGCTGTAATGCTTGTTTCAGGAATCAGTATGAAGGACGATGAAGAAGCTATGAACGAACTTGATAATGTGGTTATCAATGAAGACACGCTTCAAGATTTAGAAACCATGGATGGCGACATCCAGCAGATAAAAACGGGTATTTCGATGATTGCCATCGGTATGGCGTTCAAGAAAATTACTTCCAAAGAAAAGAAAACTAAAACAAACGGACTTTTTGCGAAGATTCAGGCTTTGAAAGAGGAGAGTAAGAGGTTAGGAAAGGAGGAGTGGCAATAATGGAAGTTCCTATAATCATGGAAGAATCATTGCTGATGTTTAAGGAAGTGAAGAAATTGAAGAAGGATGGAAAAGCAAAATAAACCAATACTTGATGTATGTTGTGGAAGCCGAATGTTCTGGTTCGACAAAGAGAATCCGCTTGCTTTATTTACTGACATACGCGATTTTGAAGACACACTTTGTGATGGGCGGAAAATTTCTGTGAAACCTGATAAAATTGAGGATTGCACAAACCTTTCATTTGCTGATAATACGTTTAAGTTGGTTGTGTTTGACCCTCCACATTTGGTAAGAGCAGGTGAAAACAGTTGGTTGGCCAAAAAGTATGGGAAACTTCCAAAAGACTGGAAAAGCTTTATTAATGACTCCATATATGAATGTATGCGAGTGCTGGATGATTACGGTGTACTTATCTTCAAGTGGAATCAGGACCAGATAAAAGTAAAGGAAGTAATCAATGCTATTACGGATTACAAACCTTTGTTTGGTCATACTACGAAGAATAACGGTACGACTATCTGGATGTGTTTTATGAAAATACCGAAAGAACAAAACCATGAGACGAATACTTTATAACGCAAGCGATACAGAAACATTCCAGCGTATTGTGAAAACAGCTAAGAATGGGATTTTTGGAGGCACTTCGGCCACAATGGATTACCTTGATAAGTGCCGATGGTTTTTGGAACGATACGATTGCATAATCATATTTACACGTGATGAAGGAGCCCATACCTGCGGATGGTGGAAAAATCCGGATTACGAAAGATGCTATCACCTGTCAATCTCATTTCCTGGGGGATGGAACAGGAAGAAAGCGGAATATATTCTTGACAGGATATTCGGATATAACAAGCGTATGCTGTGGTGCGAGCCTCCATATTCAGAAGATGGGAAGCGAGCTGGAGTATTCCACTACCGGCTATTCTGTGATGTGAACTGGAATCCGATAATGCCTCGTGGAGAAGTATATTCTACAAAATTTACGGAGCTTGGATGGAAAAGCTTTTCGGAACTGCATGGAAAATAAATAACGCTTAAACAAACAAGTTATGATATTACACAGATTTTGCTCACAAGAGGAGTTCGACAGGTATATGCGTGGAGAGTTGCTGGTGAATGAAAAAGACCATAGTAAGTTTAGCAAATCAACATCCATAGGTTTTTGCTGGTTTTGGGAGGAACCTTGGTATGCCATTGAATATCTGAGCGGGATAGTGAACAGAGATATATGTATTACTGTAGAAACGGATATCAAGAATGTTACCGAATCCATGGGGTATTACTGGGGAGAAGATGGACCCGATTGGTTTCCCGAATACTGTTGCACTTCATACGACAACGAACGATTTAGACTGGTGGAAGCAACAGACAAGTTTAGATATGATGAGCCGGACTGACAGGAAAAGTGAGAGATAAACCAATACCAATAAAAATGAAGAAGTATGAAATTGATTAAGCACATGAGCTGGGATCTGAAAGGAGTTTTGAAAGTCTATGAAGGCAAAAGCATGGATGGACTTTTAACTGTGGAAGGGAAAGAACTGAATGATGCTGAAGCAAGACAATTCATAAACGATTGCATTGAAAAAGGTTATAAGTGTATGCCATTAGGGGATAGTGACGACTGCCCGGATTTCGATTATTACGGAGGTGGATGCCCTGGGCACAAAATTGAAGAGGAAAATTACCATGAGTAAGCTGATTCAAATTCCAAAGATAACTGATCCGCTTGGGAGGAGCTGGGAGCAGCCTGACGAAAGCGATATTTTGGTGGATGAAGAATGTGCTATTATGTCGAGAAAATCTTTTGACAAGCTGAAAGATTATAGCGGATCTCAGCCATCGGCCCTGTATAACGGGAAAATGTGGAAGACTTGTGTATGTGTAAAAGACGGTCCATTGTGGATTCTGAAATTCTGCTGTAATGAAAACATCGAGCGTAATGTTATAAGCATTGTGTCTCGTCCGATTTTAATACTGGAATAAATAAGGAAGGAGAAGAAAAATGTTTGAACTAATAAGAGTCTTTCCCACTCATGCTTCTCCCTATGTTGGAGGATATGTGGATTTTGACAGGCAATACACTGTCGAAGAGTTCATCGAAGAAACCCTGAAAAAGTACCCGGCTATTAGCGGTCCCTTCGTCGTAGATGCGACTTCACTCGTTGCACACTACCGGAAAGGGAAGCTGTTAAATGAAGAGTTCCCGGAAAAGGTTTTAAAAGCCAGGATTGCGGCTGTCTCCTTTTATATAGGATGGAATAAAGCCGATTATGTTATCACTAAATTAGAAGGACAATGATTTCAGAAGAAGTAAAGAAAAAACTGCGTGAGATGTCGGACCAAATAAGAGCATCCGAATCAGAATGGGGGACAATTCAAGCTTGTGTTACTTGTAGACACTTTGCTTGGAACCTCAATTTAGACAAGAAAGGAATAGTATGTACTACCTTTTATTGTAGGCTTTCTGGCGAATCGGTAAGAAGACTAAATATATGTAATAAGTTCCAGAATAAAGATTACTTGTCGAATCTTAGAAGTGAAAGAGAAAACGAATTTTTGGAACAGTACATACGTCCATTAGAATACGTCGGCCTTGTCAATAGAGTGCTTGAAAGTACGATTCCTAATCAGATGGTACTTTATGCAGCAAAGAAAATACATGGTAAGACAGTAGAGATCCAAATAAATATGGATAACTACGAAACGCATACAATTACATTTTTCATGGATGATCCTAAGCCACAAAAAATAGGCGACCGGATTTGGTCGCAAACGACCATGCCTTCCTTCGCAAAATGTGGAGACTCGTATTCGAGATTATTAGCTGATTCCATAAAAAATGCTTTATCTGAATTTGAAGAGTTTTGTAAAAATAAAGAATAACATCATGAAAGAAGAAGAAAAACTACTGTTACTGGAAGATATTTCAGCCAGATTACCGTTTGGCTTGGCGTTTATCACTAAACAAGGAATGATTGAAATGGACGTTATAAACTTAGCCGAAAGATATAAGGTATGGGCTTATAAGAAAAAAGACAAGAATGGTAACGAAATTGGCCTGAATGCCGAAACATTAAAAGGAGAAAGATGTCTCGGGAAAGGGTTCAGATTGGGAGATATAAAGCCGATACTCTATCCGCTGTCTTCAATCACAGAAGAAATCTTTGTGAACGGCTCGGAAATCTGCCCGATGAAGTATCTGGCAGAAGCATTCGATTTCGACGGGTATATGGGCCTTTATACCACCTGGAATTTCGACGAAGAAAGAGAATGCGTGGAGTTCTTCGCCTGGGGATGTAAGGTGTGCGAAATGAGCTTGCAGAGCTTATTTATTACACCGGAAGAAGGGAAGCATAACAGCACTCAATTGGGCCTTCGCCATTTCCAGCAAGTCTTTCACGTGCTACATCAGTGTCACATCGACTACCGCAACCTGATCGCACAAGGACTGGCCGTTTCAGCTTTAGTTTTGGATAATAACCCTTATAAATAAAATAGCCATGTTTAGACCGGAAGATTATGTAACGCACGATGTAGGATTGCTTTTGAAAGAAATAGGGTTTAATGAAAACTGCAAATATTCATATTTAGAGAACGGGCTTATGTGTTGTCCATCTGAATATGAGCAAAATTTCAATCTTTCAGAAAAAAGATGTTCATGCCCAACCTTATACGAGGCTCAAAAGTATCTTCGGCAGAAACACAATATATCTGTCGAAATATACAGAAACGCTTGCGGTTACTGTTGGTCTATGTCAAAAGCTGACAATGGAACATTCATTACAGATTATGACCTTAAAGGGCCTAATGATGGTGGTTGCTGGGATGATTTTGAAGAAGCTTTGAATGACGGAATCTATAACGCATGTAAACGAATAAAAATGAAAAAATAAGACTTAATATGATTATGAAGAAAATACCATTTATAGCAATTGTATCTGTTGTATTAATGTTATTGGCCGGCATTGTTACATTTTCCAACCAGCGTGAAGTAATGGCCACTGTGAACCGGATTGAGAAAATAGAAAATGTAACCTCAAGTGAAGGTAATACGACTACCAAGGTTTATTATCTCCTTTTCACATCCGGAGGGACCATGAGAATAAGCATAAACGGTTTCTTGTCCCATCCTGAACTACTCGGTAGGATTAAGGTCGACAGCACTTATACGTTCCGAACCATGGGATTGGAATTGCCTTTTGCTGGATTTTATCCGAATGTGGTATCCGTAAAATAATATGGCTATGACAGCAGAAGAGTTTTTGGAAATGCAAGCAACTTATGGTTCTATACATGGGATTACACAGCCTAGCGAAAAAGTTGTTTTGTACAATGTGGCTTTAGCTGCATTGCAATTAAAAGAGTATGAAGTTATCACCGATAAGGAACGAAAAGGATGGGTATGCCCGGTATGTGGTAGGGCCTATGCTCCGAGTGTATCTGAATGTACTGAATGTAATAAAAATAGAGAATCAACATGATTAAGCTATACAGAGCAGACCAGATGCACCCGTCCTCGTCGGTAGTGGCGCTGTCAAGCCTTCAAAAGACTGTCAGGAAGAGCAGAGAGGTAACAGATAGACTGATTCAGCAGCTGATTGATACTGGCTACATCCCGGAAGAAAAGAAGCCCGAACTTCTGTCTGTCTTCGACAAAGAAATGACCGAGTACACAAAACTCAAAACAAAGAAGAAACTGGTTCCCGAAACCAAAACTAAATAAAACAAACGATTAAAATTATAGAATCATGAAAGATTATTTTTTGCCAACATTGTTTATTGTATTCCTTGTACTGAAACTAACTCACGTAATTGAATGGAGCTGGTGGTGGGTAACATGTCCTTTATGGGGTGTTTTTGCAACTGTCCTGATATGTATGATAGTGTTACGCGTTATTGTGAAACCATTAATCACTCTCAATATGAAAATCAGGCATAAGGAGAAATATGAATACCTGAAAAAGCTTGATAAGAATATCAAGGAAAGGAATAAAAATAAAGGTGGACTTTTCGAAAAGCTGAAAGCTCTACAAGAAGAAAGAGAGAGAATGGAAGCCGAAAAGGAAGAAAAATCAATTCATTAATGTGTCTCTAAGCATATTGATCCATGGATAAGAAAGAATATATACACCGATACGCCACGCAGCTGTTTAACGACCGTAATAAGGACTCAGGCAGCAATGAAAACGTACACTTCTACATCGGCGATATAACCGAAGCAATGTGGCAAGCGTGGGATGCGTCGTTTTTTTCACAATGGAAAAGCGTACAAGTTTCACTCCCTCCAAAAGGACAATGCGTGAACGTCATGCTGGAAGACGGAAGATACACCAATTCCTTCATTATGTCAGACGGCACATGGGCCTACAATGTAAGGCCAATCGCATGGAGCGAAATAAAACGGCCGATATTATACCATAAACCAATGATTGAACTTAAATACCCAGGTATGAAAACGAAAAACATTATCTACACCGGTCCGATATTCGATTATTATAACGGGGAGTTACATCGTATATTTTGCAACTTCGATATTCAGCAGCTGAAAAGCAGGGTGGCCGGGAAAGACGATTCCTGCAACAGGCAGATGATAATTATCAACCTTGAGACCAAAACGGCATGGATAGAGTATGTCGACGAAGAATGTTCCCAGTACGATACTTTTTATAACAAATTCACCTGCGACATTCAGGAAGTGGAAAGGATGATTGAAGAAAGTCAGGAAAGTAAAGAATAATCTAAAACCAGGAACTATGTATATCGACGATAAGAAAGCAGTCGTCTTCGTTCAGAAAGACGAGTACGAAAAGATGAAAGAGCTGGCCAACGCCAACGCAGAAGAGATAGAGAAACGTGCCCTCGAAATGTGGGAAACAAAAGCAATTCCATGGCTTAAAGTCTACATGGAGATACGAAGTAGCGGTGGGCGTGATATTCTGGATTCAGAAGAGTTTGAGTTCAGGACACATTCATTACTTCTCAGTCCAGAAGGGAAATTCACTATCAAAGAAGAAGCCAGAAAAAGATTTATGAAATTGGTGGAGGACTGGGCAGGTCACATGATGGAGCTTCAGTTTGGTGAGCACATTTCAAAAATCAATTATATCAACGAACGATGCCATAAAGCAGATATGTTGTGGAAGAAAATGCTAACCCCGGCCATTTGTGCAGGTATTGTCGCCTTCATTATGTTTGTCTGCTTAATATGGGTTCTACTGTGTAAATTTCCCGGATGATATGCAGAGAAATAATCAGGATAAGAGAATGGATATTTTCTCTCAGGCAGAGAAATATCGCCAGTTCCTTTATAAGCACAATTTTATTACATTATGTGAATCATGTATTATAAAGGAAAGAATAAAAAAGAGGAAATGGGATAACCTTCATGATATGAAGTTCGTAATTCCTTTCAAGAAAGGACCATATACGTGGAAAGAAATCAGCGAGTATCTTCTTAAAGGATATAAAGTCCGGCACAAAACATGGCCGAAAGGGAAATATATAGGACAGAACAGTAGAGGATTTTATACTGAAGATACTGTTATCCCCGGTAAATATATAGAGATTCCAAAAGAGATAGACAATAAAGGATGGTTTATTATATTAAGTGAGAAAAAATACCATGTCAACAGAACATAATATGATAAATGAAGATTTTGTCACTTTTGAAGTATCCAAACTTCTTCAGGACAAAGGATATAGAGAAAACTGCCGGGCCGTTTACATATCGGCTGAAACCGGCATATCAAAACTGGTTGTATTGTTATTCACCTCAAGAAAGTTTGGCGACCTGATAAGGGGTGGAAACGGGTCCCAGTACGAATACCTGGCTCCCACGCTATACGCTGCGCAAAAATGGGTCCGCACAAAAGGGAAGATTCATATCGTTGTCGAGCTCAACAAACACGGCTGGTACTACCGTCTTTACGACATGGAGGATCTGTCTCTCATATCGCAGATGGAAGGATATACCGACACATTCGAGAAAGCTTTGAATGACGGAATAAAAGAGTCATTAACCTACTTATAAGAATCAGCTTATGTTTACACAACCTTGTTTTATCCGGAAGAATACACCGGAACTGCGGAAAAAGCTTCAGGAACTGGGGCAAAGAGCCAATACTCTTGACGATTTTAAGGGAGAATGGTTGGCGGCTAATTACGGAATGTATATTTCCGTACAAGATGGATTTCAGCATCTTCATCCGAACGACATTGACTGCGGTACTAACGAAGACCTATTTCTGGCAATAGCATCATTACGTGACGATACAGATAAAGGACAATGGTTTATATATGATAGCATGGACGCTGTAATAGAAAGCTTTCGTGTATATGAATGGCTTATCTGCAATGAAGATAAAATTGAGGATATGTTTTTTTACGACAGTCTTTATCTCAACACACATAAAGCCACCGTCCAGGAACTTATTGAACATTTCAGCAAAAAGGAGGAAGAGCCATGATATTCATACCAGAAGATTTCAAATTCAACCACATTAAAAAGACCAACATCGTGGCAAAACGACTACTGGAAGGAGCCATAAGAGAGATAAAGAAATGTCCCAAAGAATATAGGGAGATGTTACTCAGTCAGTGCGCACCATGGCGCCCGGATGACTATAATATAGAATACAAGGAAATGTCAGCTGGATTCAAGATATTCAAAAGATACCTGAATATAAAAGGATTCCATGGTGTAAAATACGCCGAGCATATAGAACATCCGGAATGGACCGTATTCTTTTATCTCCGGTTTGAAATAGACAAATACCTAATAGAATCATGCCAAATGCTAACGTCGAAAAGATAAAGGCCAGTCTGCTGAAAGAAATCAAAGGAGTGTTCTGTGAAGGATATTGTCTTTACTACAAAGACGATTACTACTGCGGAGCCTGCCCGTTGAACGACACAAGCAACTGGCTCAACCGGAAGAAACCCATTGCGAGGGAAGAAAAACTACGCACCGTGAATTTCTGCAACGACTGCATCCATTTCCGCCCGCTGAAAGAAGGGGAGAAGCAAAAACCAAACAGTCAGCTTTGCGAATTTGTCCGTCCTCTCAGGTTCAGGGTAGGGAATGAATACAATGGGGAAGATACAGGTTTCTTCCTGCCCGGTTGCAAGGGCTACAAAAAGGAAGAACGAGAATGCCGCACGTGCCTTCATTACCTTCCATCGGAAGATTCAGACTCGGGTGAATGCAGTCTCTATTCAGACAGGGCATACAGCCAATATAAATGTCATGATTGGAAATCTAAAAACTAAAGATTATGGAAGAAGATAAAAAACAAATAATCATTCCTCTGTCAGAATATAGAAGGATGAAAAAGAAGATTTCTGACCTTACAAGAATGAATAAACGTAGGGAGGAAACTTCCCTAAATGGGAAAGAATGTAGGTGGGAAAAAATATATAAGAAACACATCGGTAACAATGAATATGTAAATGTACCTCACATCCTGAACTTTCACAATTCATTAACCGACTACATTGCTTATTTAGAAATAAGGTTAAAAGTAGAAGAGCAAGAGAACAGCGATTTAAAGGTAAATGAAGGAGTGCTTAAAGACGTTTACCTTCAGATAAAGAAGCAAAAACGTGATTTGCACTGGTGGCAGCTCTATCAAAGGATGAAAATCAACCGTATGTTGGAACTAATAGAAAAAAGAGTAAAATGGACGCAATACGATTTTTAAAGGGACGCATGAAAGTATGGTGCAGAAGCCGGGTAAGATGGGAGAGAGAAAATCTTTACCTTCTCCCCAGTGGAGATTTCACGGATGACCAAGGCCGGCTGCACAGGCGCGAAAACCATACAGCCTATGTTACCCTGGAGGATGCGATTTCGGCCATCCGGATGGTGGAAGAAAAGTTCCTTTCCGATAAAGAAACAGAAATTCAACGGCTGAAATCAGAGAGACATACTCTCATAAAAAGACAAGAAATATCAGAAGCTTCACGTGATATATTTATTCATAGACATGTAAAACAGCCAAGAGATATTCTTTTCGAATCAATATTAGGTATAAACCCAAACGTGAAAATTATTAGTGACTATAAGTCAGGTAAAATATCTATAGATGAAGCTATCAGACTAATCAATAAACAGCAAAACGAATAGCCTATGCCAACCACAATCAAGCGAATAGTGAGCGTACTTTACCGGGCACGTACCAATAAATACGAGGTGCAGGCTGTGGCCGAAAAGAATGGCCGGCCATGTGTTATCACGCTGTATTATAGAAATGAAGAAGAAGCAAGAAAACTAAAGAAAGGAGACGTAATAGATGGAAACAATTGAAGCGATAAACCTGAACAAACTGAGAGATGAAGCCTACCAGAACGCCGTAGAACACGGCTGGCACGACGAGGATTTAAGTACCGAGCATTTCCTTTGTCTGGTCATTAGCGAGCTGATGGAAGCTGTGCAGGCCGAAAGAAAAGGGAAACACGCTGATCGGATTCAATTTGAAAATTACATGAGTTTGCGAGAGAGAGCCGACGAAGAGTTTAAATATGCTTTTACTCACGGCATAAAAGATAGTGTAGAGGATGAATTGGCCGATGTTTGCATCCGTATATTTGACCTGGCAGGATTAAGAGGAGTAGATTTTTCAAAAGTGTCACTTCCGTATGCGATAAATGAAAAGCATATAAAAGAATTAAGTAAAATAACCTTTACCGAACTTTGCTATGATGTGATAGTTTTGACTGGAAGATACAGTTCGTCTAATTTCCCGATAGACGTACTATTAGCAGATATTTTAAATGATATGTATTGCATTTCCAAAATCAAAGGGTTCGACCTCCTCTGGCACATCGAACAAAAAATGAAGTATAACCGCACCCGTCCGCGCATGCACGGGAACAACAAATTTTAATTATGAATACCGCAGACTTAATAATCAGCATCGTTTTTGTTTGCATAAACTCCACCGCGCTATTCCTGATTTACCGGTCCATATCGCGATGGATGACCCGAAACGAGAAGAAAATAGACAACCTGGAGCACGCCGTTCTCAAAATTGACGATTACATAAAATACAGCTCTCACACCATTGACTCCGTTTACATCGACGCACAGAACAGGCTAATCGAACAGTTTGTGAAAGATGAAGATTATGAGCGGGCTTCCATCGTCAAGAAAAACCGGCAGTTGGTAGAAGCTGCTGTACTCGAAGAAATGAAACGCCGCATGAAAGAAAAGGAAGCAGAACTTTTCAAAGACTCAATAAACAAAGAATATAACCAGAAGAAAGGAGACACGAAAGAAGGATGATTTTTAGTCCTTCATAAACGAAGCCTGTACAATAAGTTTTATCTACTGGTCGAATTTAAACGATAATTAATCACTTTCTGATTCATTTTTAAGGAGGCGTAGAAGTGTATGTAATCGCACTTTTACGCCTTTTTTCTGTCAACAAAAGCCGTATTTCGTCACATAAATCCCAAACTGGCGTAGTATCGCCACTGCGGCCGCGCTTAATAGACACTTTTGTCGCGTAGTTACGCCATTTGAGTGGCGTATGCACGAGACTTTCAGAAAAATCATTCCGACACAAAGAGAAAATCGCTTAGAAAATCAATTCAGTATCAAATATTACAAGTTTTACAACCCTTTGCAAAACATTTTGCAATTTGATAATCAGTTAGTTAAGTATCATCTGTAAGCAATTTTGCAAAACTTGCGAAGAGTTGGCGAAATTTTTGCAATGAATAACTATCTGATAATCAATTAAAAGTATTGTACTTTTTGATATTTTGCCGATTTTTCACGAAAAACGAGTTTACAAAATCTTTAAAATAAAAATTTTTCGTAGGGTAGAGAAGGGCGTACATCAGTCGAATCATTTCTTCCTGTGAGCGTCCGAATGGGGAAGGAATCCGAAGGGAAACCTGAAAGAACGAAAGGAGGGAAAGGTCGGCCTGCGGAACGCGGGACGACAAAGCATGCCTTTCCCCTTTCGTTCTACTTCCTTTATATCCAACTTCATCGTGTAACAAAGAGAGCTACGCAATGGACATAAGAGAAAAAGCCGGACAGCCTGAAATCTGTTCTTTACCGAAAAAATACGTTTTCTTCACTTCAAAATTAATGAACAATCGGCAATAACTCTTTATTTATTATTTATTATACACTATAAATGATTGATAATTAAATAAATAAGTATTGAGAAGTATTTTGCAAGAAAATTGCACAGCTTTGCAAAATCGTGAAAAACACGCAAATAAGGCCCCAGTCGCTTAACCTTTTTTTGTTGAATGAAATTCCGATTGGTGTTGAATCGTCCGTAACTTGCTGTTGATTAATTGATTTACGTATATTTATGAAAAGCCACAGCACAAAAAAGAATGTATCTGCACCTCCGGTAATGTATGTCAAGCTTAGCATATATCTCCGCAAATACATGGAAAGCAGATATGGTAAAGATGTATTGATTATTCCATTTATGAGCCCTATTTACACGTGTATGGAGCAGTATTTGGTGAATAATTACAGTATGGTAAGGATAAGTCCAAGATCATGCTCACAACGTATGTTCAACTATAACGGCACATCGGATTTATTTGAAAGAAGTGGTATTTGTGTAATGGACACCGCTGAAAAACAGGAATATATTGCCGTACAGATACCAGAAAGAGTGTTTAAGGGTGGATTGATTGTGAAGACTTCAGATAACTGGCAGCTAAGCAATACCGGATTTGTAGAGTTCAACAAACTGGTGAAGCGTGAGTTCTGGATGGAATGTATGAAGTTTGTAGACGAATGTTTCACTTCTGCACGAATCCAGGGATTGCGTACCACACGAGAAAATGCTATATCCGATTTTATGGTGGCCATGGATATACCGATGCAGTACTATGAGAACATGATCAGGTATTACAATCGGATGATAAACCGTATTCATTCCGACATTGAAAAAAAGAGAGAATGGCTTGAAAGCTTAAATGATACCGCACTCACCTATACATAAACAGAAATTAATACATGAATAACCCAAAATAATAGTTAAAAAACAAGGGATTTTGTCCTCCTGTTTGTCCTCCGCTATTTTTAAACAAAAAACAACACATAAATCATGAATTGCAGCGAGAATTATTACGAGTTGATAGGCAGCATTGAAGCTTATCCGGACGACGCGGTTACGTTTTCCCGCCCGTTCAATATTGAGAAGAGAAGTGACAAACCTGATTTTTTTGTGTCGGGCGACCGTAAGATTTCCATTCAGATGAAACCGAAATCAGGGAGCCTGAAGGAGAGCGCGGAAACCAGCGTGGCCGGCGATTCTTACGAAGTGACGGTGAGTTGGGAGGTAGAGAGGGTGACGCAAGAAACCTATTTACAGCTTGAAACGCTGAAAAACAGCACTAACCATTTGATTGTAAGAACATTTGGCGACGGTGAAATGTTTGTGCGTGCCGTGAGCGACGGTTATGAATTTCAGTATGAGGAAGGCGACGGCGTGATTTCGTGCACACTCACCATCCGCAATGTGACCGGAGCACAGCGTGTGGTCTGACAGCTACACCTTATTATATATATTGCTTTTTTCTTTCCGTTGGAATGCCGTTCCTGCATACGTGTGTGGGGCGGCATTTTTTCTTTGGGCCTTTCTTTTTGTGGCGCTTTTCTTTCGTCCTGCAGGTAAATCTTCATTATCTTCTTTGTGGCATTCTTCAATTTCTTTGCGTCCGCCGCAAATTTCTTTTTTTCGCACAAACTCCGTGTGTTTTACAACATGCTCATTCTTAGCAGGTTTTTATTTGCAGAGAAAATCCGTTTGAGCATCCGCATATTTCTGTAATTCACGCATTTAGTCATTTTTTGTGTCCTTCATTACCGCATTTCGCGTGCGTAATTTCGTGATGTAATCAATTAATTATCAAACGAAAATGGCAACAAGAGCATTTCACGAAATCATGTCTACGCGATTCTGGGACTTTTACCCGGAGTCTCTGCATGCTTACCGGAGAACGATTCTTGACAACATTGCCTCACACCGTCCTTACGAGAAACCGGACGAGCGGACCGACCGACCTTACTTCCTTTCTTCGCGCGACGGGTTTACGGAGAAAACCTACGTGGGTAATTACGACCGCATAACCTACTATTACGATCTGGAAGAAGACGACCGCATCATTTCGGTTATCGACGTACAGGGCCCCATTCTTCGTAATGGCGACCTGTGTTCCTACGGAAGCAAGGAGCACAAGGACATCATCATGCGTGCTTCTGACGATGCGCATACCATCGGATTTATTATCGAGATGGACAGCCCGGGCGGAAGCAGCATGGCGAAGTACGACTACGAGATGGCCCTGAACTACGCCCGCTCAAAAGGAAAGAAGATTGTGGGTCACATCGACGGTATGGCCTGCAGTGCAGGTTATGCGCTGATGGCCCTGTGCGACGAAATCTACTTTGCCAACCCGCACGACACGGTGGGATGTATCGGTACCATGTGCGCGATGCTCACTAACAAGGACGGCGATGTGAACACCGTGACGCAGGAACGGTACGCCGAGATTTACGCAGACGGATCTCCTTATAAGAACAAGGAGTACCGCGACGCGGCCGAGGGAAACTACGACGGCATCAAGGAAGAGCTGAACCGGCTTTGCGCCGATTTTCAGCAGATGGTACGCGAGCGCCGTCCCAGAGTGACGGACGACCAGCTGACCGGAAAAACTTTCGATGCGGGCGATGTGGTGGGTACCATGGTCGACGGTCAGGGCGACTTCAAGTTCTGCGTGAACCGCGTGCAGCAGCTGGCCGGAGTGAGTCAGAGTCAGAAAGGAAATTCGTCCGGAGCCTCACGCGAAGACAGCAAATCGGAAGGAATCAAGGAAGAAAAGCAGCCGGGAACACAGGAACAGGCTTCTGTGGAGCAGCCGGCATCAGATAAAACAGAATCACAAACTCAAAAACAAGCAACTATGGCAAAAAGCTATCCATTTATTCAGTCGGCTGCAAAGGTAAACTCCCTGGTAGTCGAAGAAAACGGCGGTTTCTACATGGTGGAAACCATGGCGGACAATGTAGAAGAGTTCGTCATGAAAGCTAAACAGACGGAATCTACGCTGGCTGCAAAACTCACGGAAGTAGAACAGCTTAACGCAACCATCGAACGGATGAAGAAAGACCATGCGGAAGCACTGGCCAACCTGAAAGCGGAACACGAAAAAGAGGTTTCTTCATTGAAGGACGCTCATAAGAAGGAATCGGAAGACCTGACAGCGAAGCTGAATGAAGCTCAGAAGAGCATCGAACAGAAGGATGCGGAAATCAAGGAGCTGAGCGAAACGGCACAGCTGGAACCTACTCCGCAGGACCCGCCGAAAGACAACAACGGAGGTCAGGAAAGCGGACAGTTCCATGTGCAGAGCGTATGCGGTGAAAACATGAGCTGGGCCGAGAAAGCTGAAGCCCGCCGCAAGCGTGATGTTGAAATCAGCAAAGCACGATAAGAGATAAGAACACGACACAAAAACTAAACCAGACACAAACAATATGGCTACAAAGTTATACGCACTCAGTGAAGAGAATGTATCGCATGTAAAAGACATTCTTGCTCCGGACATCATCGAAAGCCCGGTTCTCGATAACATGGCAGTGTTCAACAAACTTCGCATCAAGGTTATCGAAGATATTGAATACGCACAGACTCAAATCATTTTCCGTCGTAAGGGTGGTGAAGCCCGCCGTTACAAGGAAGGTTCTACGCTGAAGTCAACCCTTGGTTTCATGGACGAAAGCAAACTGGTGATGAACCAGATTTGGTCACGTTACTACGAAAACCTTCAGAACTTCCGCGAAAAACAGCCGTTCAGCATCCTGGGTTCAAACGGAACCTACAATGCACCGGTCACAGAATTTATCCTTCGTCAGATTGGTAAGCAGTTTGCCGGTGATAACCTGAGCAACCTGTTCTTCGGTAACATTGAATTGGGAGAAGACGACCCGCTCAGTCTGTACAACGGTTACTGGACTATCATTAACAACCTTATTAATCAGGGTAAGATTTCTTCCAAGGAAGGAAACCTTGTGGCTTGCGACCCGATTAACGAAGGTCCTGAAACTCAGGATGGAGAACACTTCGACGCATTTGTAGAATGGGTGGAAGGATGGCATCCGTTGTTGCGTAACGCTCAGGAAGTAATCGTTTACATGTCGCCGAAGCAGAAGCGACTCATTACTCACAGCTACATGCGTAAGTTTACCGGATTGCAGACTACAAGTGCAGGCGGTGAAGGATTCTCATTCGTGGGAATGGAAAACATCAAGATTGTAACCGACGGTATTATTGGTAAGGGTAATCGTATGATTGCTACTCTCCCTGAAAACCTGCAGTTCGGTCTTGACCGTGCAAGCGACTGGAACTCGGTGATGATGAGTCACGACCCGAACGACTTGAACGTGCTGATTTTCCAGGTACAGTCTACCGTAGGCGCACGTATTCTGGACATCGCACCATCCAAGTTCTGTGTGAGCGACGGTACTATCGAACAGATTGAACAGCTGAACGGTGACTACCAGAAGAATACCCTGACCGTTACTTCCAACAACGAAGAATGGGGTAAGGTAACGCTGTCTCCGCAAAAGGATGTATATACGAAGGACGAAACCGTGAAACTGACTCCTGCTGCTGAATCTGGATACAAGTTCAAGGCATGGAGCGACGGTGCAACAATCTCTCCGCGTGACATTGTTTACAACGGATACCCGACCTACCTTCAGGCCATCTTCGAACCGGAAGGCGAATAATAACCCGCCCGCTGAGATAAAACAGGCTGCCAAGTTTGGCAGCCTTCACAACACAAACACAAACTTTTAAAACCAGACAATTATGGCAGAATTATCATGCGACTTAATGGATATTGGTCAGGCTGCTGCCGGTTGCGAAGAACAGTTTGCCGGTATCGGTAATCAGATATATGTAGCCTATCCGGAAGATTTGAAAGCACCTCCCACATACGATGAGAGAAAAGCGGCTTTTGCTTCAGGAGCATTTACTTTCAAGGCCAGTAAAGGAGCCTGGAAGTTCCGTATTAAGAAACAGAGCGGACAGATTTCTTCAACTGGTAACGAAGGGGCAAAAGGATACAACGTACAGCTGATGTTTACCATAGACAAGGACGTGGAAAACGCAGCTCATGTGCTCCGCATCCTGAAAAACCGTGGTGACGCTATTTTCTTTGCAGAAAACCCGTCAGGAGGTTATTACGTAGTGTACGACCCTACTTTCGGTACGGAAGTTAACAACAACTACGACAGTGGTACTACTCCGGATTCTGATAGCGGTCATGCAGTAACTGTTACCAGCAACCCGAACAGATACTCCCTGACTACCTGGGACGGAACTCTGACTATCAAATCGGGACTGGGATAACGATTATACAAACTTCAAAATAAGACAATTATGGCAGAATTATCATGTGACTTAATGGATATTGGTCAGGCTGCTGCCGGTTGCGATGAACAGTTTGCCGGTATCGGTAATCAGATTTATGTCGCTTATCCGGAAGACCTTACGGCAAAGCCTGTATATGAAGCATCTAAAGCTGCATTTACTGAAGCTTCTTTTGCTTTTTCTCCTGGTAAGGGAGCGTGGAAGTTCCGTATCAAGAAACAGAGCGGTCAGATTTCTTCAACTGGTAACGAAGGTGCAAAGGGCTATAACGTACAGCTGATATTTACCATCGACAAGGACGTGGAAAACGCAGCCCATGTGCTCCGTATCCTGAAGAACCGTGGAGACGCTATTTTCTTTGCAGAAAACCCGTCAGGAGGTTATTACGTAGTGTACGATCCTACTTTTGGTACGGAAGTGAACAACAACTACGATAGCGGTACTACTCCGGATTCTGACAGCGGTCATGCGGTAACAGTGACCAGCAACCCGAACCGCTACTCCCTGACTACCTGGTCGGGTACATTGACGCTGAAATCAGAGGCAAGTTCAGGAGATGGAGGATAACCGTTTGATTTGCATATTCTAACAAACGAAAAAGTGGATGAAAGTCCGGCACTTGCTAATCGGTGCCGGACTTTTTTATGTCCTTCAACGACATATTGGTTTTCCCTACTTTTGGGGTAAAGTAATTGAAAAACAAAGGTTATGATTACAGAAAAAGAATACTTAAAAGACTACAGAATCATGAATGAAGAAGAAAAGAAAGACTATCTGGACCGTGTGAAACGATGGACGGACGAAACTTTTCCGGAACTGCTGGCGCTGGCCGAATGCTGGATGAAGGTGCCTGTGAAGGATTTCGACGAAGGATGCCGTCTGGTGTCGGCCATTGTGCGGGCAAAAGACTTCCTTCGCGACGTACAGCGCTATGAAGCCCGCCGTGCACTCAACAAGATGAACCTGTTCCTGCAGGAAGTACGGAAGAAATCCGGACTGGCCAAGAAAGCCACTCGCGGTCCGGTTGGAACCGTTCGTTACAAAGCGATAGTTCCTGATGACGGTGCGCCCGATGAAGAAGGAAACATGACCGCACGCCAGTACGAAGAGCAGGAAGTGGACGGTCGCAGACCGAAAGAATTTGCCCTCTATAAAGATAAGCTGCCGAAATCTCTCCGCGACAAGGGAGAAAAAGAACTTTCCACCATGTACCTGGAACTGGCCGAGTATCGCGGCACGCTGGAAGTAATGGCCGAAAATCCCAACGTAAGCGACGAAGCACGCGCGGACATGGCCAAGAAAGCCATCGCATCCGAGCAGAAAATCCGCGCGTTCTGGACCAATGTGGATGCAGCACTGAACGGTACCTACACCGAGCAGGAAACTTCCACAGCCGACAGCATGAAACGTCCTGGCGACTTTACCCGTGCCGAGATAGAAGCCATGAAGGATGTACGCCAGCAGGAAGTATGCCGCAAGGCCCGCGTGGAAGGAAACAAGAAATACATCAACCGCAGCGACGTGAAGATTACCGAGGAGTACAAGGAACAGCTTCGCCTTCGTATCGAGGAGCTGATGGAATGGGGAGAAAACCTGCCTAAGAAAACGGCAGAAGTAGCTACTGCAGCCGGTATCTCCATTCCCGGTGTAAACGCTCCGGTTGTATCCGTACAGGCAGAGACAAAGCCTGCTGACACGGAAAATCAGGAGCCAAAGGTATCGGAAGGAAAAGCAGAAAAACGATCCGAAAATACCGAAAAACGTACAGAAAATGAGGAAAAGCGTGCCGAAACAACGGAAAACCGTACAGAAACGGCGGAAGAACCGAAAAAAACTACAGAAACCGCACGCAAGAAAGTAGATCCTACTGAAAGTGTAACCGAAGGTCAGATGAAAGGAGGTGCGTTATGAGAATAATTGAACCCTGCTGCTACCACAAGCAGCTGGAAGGAATGATTGACGAGTGCAGCAAAAAGCACACGGCTGCCAACTTCTTCAGTTTTTCTGACTGGGACATGTGCGATCTGCTGGGTACCCTGTCCGGCTACTGTTCCGGAGGTGAAATGGGCATTGTCATGGTGCGGCTCGATGTAAAGCTCATTCAAACCATCCGTCGTATTCTTTCGCGTGTGAAGCCCGATCCTACAAATCCGTCGGACCATATTGCTGATGTCAGCAAAATGATACTCATTTCGCAGCCTGCATCCACAGGAGCCACCTTCAACCAGCGACAGGAGATTCGCACGCAGTTAGGCGAGTTTATCCAGTCGGGCCGGCTGGTGGTTTGCGAGGATAATGTGGGTTTCCGTTGTATCACGGTGAAGAGTAAATCGCACAGTCTGGTTATTCAGGGAAGCCTGAACACCCAGCGTAGCAACGCCATGCAGATGTTCACGCTTACCACTTCTCCGGAAGAGTATGAGAATGTGGCGGAGATGTTTCGGATGAAGGAGCATACGAAAAAGGTTTTATGATTTTTCGGGCAGAAGAACATAAGAACATATTCATTGAATGATGTAAAAATAAGCATGTTTCGATGTGCTTATTTTTACATTAAACGATAAGTATCTGTTTTTCATTGGAATATAGTAGAAAGATAAGAGCACAACACGGAAACACAAACTATGGCAAGCGAAATAGCACAACGATTCTACGACCTGCTGCGGAAGCACTTTGAAACGGGTGTGCCGTGGCAGAACATGGCCTTTACCGACGAGCAGAAAAAGCGGGTGGAAGTCTGTCTGGATGCGTACAAGCGCTTTGAGGAGGACCCGTTCATGAATCTGCGTCAGTACATCATCAACCGGTGGAAACGCACGTACAGCCAGTTGGGAGGCGACCTGAAGGTGATAGACTTCATTTCGTCGTTCTACGCCAAGGGACAGCGAAACATTTCCTCGATGAAGGTTCGCCACGCCGCCGACCTGATGATGCGCAACGGAGCCGATACGGGCGACATGAAAGCGGTGTACAACGGTGCCAGCCTGCTCACCAAGATTGACCGTCTGGACCAGCCGGAAACACCGGAGGAACTGGGCGACGAACTGATACGTATGCCGGTAGTCATTACATCGGATGTGAAGAAGAAATTTCCGAACAAAACCGGGCACGACAGCGATGAAATGCGCCGCCTGAGAAAGAAATACGGCGTGAAGCTCGACCAGTGGCAGGAGATGGTGGAAGACGACGACGGCGTATATGTAAGCGAGGGACAAAACGCTCCGGACGAGGAATACGATGAAGTAAACCGGGACGGTTTCACACAACCGGAAGAGGAGGAATAAACCATGGCACGGAGAAACGAATATGAATCTGCCCGCGAGGAATCACTCCGACGGGCACAGCGTCACGCCTCGGCATTGTCGGGCGTGCAGGAAGCGGAGGAGCAGGAAACTGCGGCCAACTACATCTACATGAATCCGGCCCAACGTGCGGTGTACAACTACCGATGCCGGAATACCACCGTAGAAGCAGGCCGTGGTACAGGTAAGACCGACGGACTGATTACGCCCGAAATGGCCGGTTGCATCCAGTCCATGCCGCGCGGAACCGGACTTTTCTTAGGTAACAGTATCAAGCAGCTTTTCACAAAGACCGTACCTAAAACGCTTTACTCGCTGGAGCGAATGACCGGACTGAAAGAGGGAGTCCATTTCTTTCGTGGACACGCTCCGGCCAAATGCAATTTCAAGGAACCCATCGTAAAGCCGAAGGTGTGGGAAAACTGCATCCACTTCTGGAACGGATTCGTGTACTACATGATTTCTACCGGAGTGAAGGCTGCTGCCAACGGTATGGACTCGTGCTCCATTATCGGCGACGAGTGTCGTTTTATGCCGGAGGGACTGATTAAGGCCGAAATTCTTCCTACGCTTCGTGGTATCAACACCAATCATCCCGGATTTGATGAAAACCTGAATCCGTATTACAAGAGTATATTCTTTGTAAGCGATGCACCGCTTACAAAGCGTCAGGCATGGCTCCGGAAGCGCCGTGAAGAGCAGACACCGGAAATAAACCGGAAGATTGCGGAGATGATACGTGAGGCACAGATCTGCCCGGAAATCGTGCAGTCCCCCAAATACCAGCGTGAACTTAATAAGCTGCGCTGCCAGGCCAGCATCTACTTCTCCTTTTCAAGCATAGAAAACATCGACATTCTGGGCGAACAGTTCATCCGCACCATGCAGAAGGAACTTACCCCCACCATGTTCGACATCTCCATCCGTAACGTCGAGAAGGAAGAAATAAACGACGGATATTATGCCAATTTCGACCCCGACGTGCACTGTTACCTCAGTAACGACGAAGAGCAGCTGGAAGCCGCACAGAAATATAAGAAACGCACCATTACGCAGATATACAGCGGCGGGCGTACCCTGCGTGTGGAGTCGGAAAGCATCGACCTGAACGAGCTTTCAAAGGCACAGGACTGCTGTCTGGACACCGACATAAAGCCCGGCGAACCGCTGCGCATCGCCTTCGACTACAACGCACACATCAACTGTCTGGTGATTGGGCAGACCGACAGCCGGAGCAACACCAGCGTGCTGCGCATACTCAACAGCATGACCAACGTAAAGAACACCCGTATCGAGGGACTTTGCAAAATGTTCTGCAAGTATTACGAGCCGCACCGCCTGACCTGCCGCGACGTGATTTTCTACTACGACGACACCGCCAAGCAGGGAGCAGCCTATGCCAGTGAGCGCCACGAAGAAACCCGTTTCTACAACATCGTGAAGAAAGTGCTTCGCAGTCACGGATGGAACGTCACCGAAATATCCATGGGACGGCCAATGAGCCACAACAAGAAGTATGAGTTCCTGAACGGATGTTTTGCCGGCACGCAGCGCCCGTTCCTTCGCATCAATAAGGAGAACAACGAGTATCTGATTGCCTCCATGGAGAATGCACGTGTGAAGGAAGGGCGCAACGGTTTTGAGAAAGACAAGAGTCAGGAGAAGAACCGCGTATCGAAGGAGGTGGACGACATCGAGGCAGAATTGAGTACACGTACCGACCTGAGCGACGCATTCGACACGCTGGTTATCGGTGTGCGCTATTACGGATCGGGCCGCATGATAGGTGTGGGTATGCCGATGTCGGCTTAATGAAGAATTAAGAATGAAGAATTAAGAATGAGCAAGAAGAAACTGAAATATCAGGACCCGGCCCTGCAGCCGCCAAAAGCGCTGATGCAGCTGGTGGATGCCTTTACCGACACCTACAAACCGGTGGAGCGTGAGGAGTATGCCGACGAAGTGTTTACCGTGCGCCGCATCCGTGAATACTTCCAGGCATGGCCCATCCCGAAGATGCCCGACCCGCTTCCTCCGTATCTGGTGGAACTGGAACGCCGGGGATTCGCCATGCAGACGGCCTACGACGGACATCCCGCCCTGTTCTGCGTGCGCTGGCAGGTGGACGAGGAAATCTGCACTGCTGAAGAAACGCACGACAAGGAAGCCGAAGTGCGCACCGGACTGGTGAGCATGAAAGCCCTCATTGCCCGCCGCATGATGGATCGTCCGGCAGACGATGGCGACGATGAAGAAGACGAATGGGGCGAAGAAGAATAGCCCTGATAGAAACGATGACCCCCGCCCGCTTCAGGGAAAGACGGACAGGGGTGAAGTGAGAGTTTTAAAACACAATGCAAATATAAGGAAAAATAATTTATAATTGTCAATGATTTTATATTTTCCACCGAATTTTAGCTATTTTTGCGTGTAATGCAACAATTTTAATATATTACAGCCATGAAAATGCGCAGACTTATCAAGGCACTTTTCAGCAGGAAGAAGAAAAATGCCGCAGCCATATACCTGTCACGGTTTGACACCATAGATAAAATGATACGTGAGAAACTGATTGGGATAGACGTGAAAGAGTGTTACGTGGCCCTCGACCTCTCCGTGCATCTGCTCTACAAGGACGACGACCGGAAGTATGCCGCATTCTTCGACACCCTCCGCGCTTTCATCAACTATCATCGCGGATATATGGACCTCCCCGTGCTTCAGCCGGAAGAGCGCATCAACTTCTGCGTGAACTTCCGCCGTGAGATACGCTTCGACCTGGAGAATGAAGAGTTTTACGACGAGCCCCGGGTGGAATACATACCGTGGCTGGTAGGATTCTGCCAGTCGGGCACCGTGGTTTACGATGTTTTCGAACAAGGTAAGAAGTGAGTTTTCAGGAATGTATGCTTTTAAGCATTGACAGATGTGCCCGGCTGCGAAGTCGGGCACATCTGTTTAAATTTGATAAATTTGCAAATGCAGCCGCTCTGTCTTTATACGCACGAAGGAAGAACACAAATAAATCAACTATTTAAAACAAAAAAGGAGGATAAAAATGAAACCTCAAACTAAAACGTACAAGCATGTGATAGACTTGTACTTTGAAAGCGTGCCACACAGCATCCGCACATTCAGCGTTCATGGCAATACATTAATTTACATTGAATACGAAGATTATCTGAGCGAACACCATGTAACGGAAGCCCTTCTACGATTATTGGGCACCAGCGTTCTTCTCAGTATCAAGCGAAACTGTTCCGAGCGGCTTTTCCAGGAAATACAGCAGCGTTACGGCCCATCCATGAGCCAGCTTGAGCTCTGCACTGTGATGTCTGAATACGAAGCCTGACGTTTCCCGTCCCCTCCGCATGGTTTTGCGAAGGGGATTTTTTTGTATTTATTTGACAAAAATGGAAAATAAAGTTATTTTCGCCGTAAACTTTAAACTTAACAGTTATGGATACAAGAAAAATACCAGTGGAGCCTTTATCTCCACAACTCACGTATGAGCCTTCACCATCAGTACCTCAGACCGTACACTATCAGAGCCGTATAACCGGGATAAAACACTGTCTGGACGAAAAACAATATGAAGAGTTTGAAAATACGGTGTTCAGAAGAGAATCTGTCAGACTGATTCCCGAACCCGAAAACCAGTTTGACGGAAACGCCATTGCAGCCTATACAGCCTACGGAGTAAAATGCGGATACATAGCACGTGAAGAAACAGCGATGATAAAAAGCCTTATGGAAGAGCCTGATTTTAAAGTCAGTTTGTTTTACATGGATTTCATGGCCGGCAGCGCAAAGATAGAAATAACCGTCAGCACATCTGTTTCTCTTTATCTCATGAAGCTGTTCTGCCAATACACACCGTTTGAATTATGCAAGGCAAATTATCTTTATCTCCGCTGGGGTGGGATACCCGACAGCACCGAAGAAGGAATATTCTCTCCCGATGAACTGAGCATGGATTTTGACAGATTATCGCAGCTTGAACTAATGTATCAGGACCGTTTGGCGCAGGAGTGGGAAGAAAGGATGAAGAAGGCTACCGTAGAGAATCCTACAAACAAAAAATTTAAAATGAGCGTACCTCTCGACTTGTCGGTTTACGGGACAAGCTGGAAAGAAATAGATGTAAGTAACCAACCGCTTCTCGACCTTATAGAAATAGAGAATAAAATGCTGGCTATATATATAAGGATGCGCCGTCAGGGATTCAGTGGAACTCCTGAAGAATTTATGGATGAAATGCAAGTAGAAAGCCCGAATGAAACCATCATGAAGCGTATGCACTATATTTATGACAACAATAGATTATGAAAAAGTACGATTTTAATGCGATAATCAAATTAAAATTGTTACATTTGCCAATAAATTAAAAGGGAGGAATCATTATTTCTCCCTTTCCGCTTGCTTTTGTGATATTTGTTGTATATTTGCAACGCTCAACATACAACATACACAAATGCAGGTCGTGAACTTGCATAAATCGTGCAGGTTATTTTTGTGACCTCACTTTTAACATATTAGGTGTTATCGTACCCCCGTGTAAACCTGTAATGGGAATACAGCATTTGTGTAATGTGTTGAGCAACGGGAAAGGCGATAACACTTTTTTATACATATATTGTTATGCTCAAAAATTACACAAATCAAATCTTCCAGTACAACGGAAGTCCTATTTCCTTTCAGAAAGGAAGTAGTGTAATGGTTAATGCAACTGAAATGGCAAAGCCTTTTAGTAAACGTCCGGCTAAATGGTTAGAACTTCCTTCAACAAAAGAGTTTTTAGCTACATTAGTCACTATCCGAAAATCGGACAGTGAATTTGTAAAAACAATTAATGGAGGTACTACCGAAAAAGGGAAAGGCACTTGGATGCACGAAGATGTAGCCCTTGAATTTGCCCGCTGGCTAAGTCCTGCATTTGCCATCTGGTGCAACGACCGTATTAAAGAACTGCTGATGAACGGAACCGTCAGCACGGGAACCACGCAAACCGACTACACATGCAATGAAAACACTCATGGAAGTGTAGACAATCTTTCCGGACTCCTCACAGAAATAGAAGAAGAGCTTTCCGAATCCATTTCCATGCTTCAGCACAAGAAAGACCGTATTTCCTACCTTAAATATCGTCTTGAACGTGAAGAAACCTTGTCGGCAGGAACTGCACAAAGCCAGTTTGAGCAGCGCATATCAAGGCTTGAACAGATGATACAGAATTATCTTTCAGGCGACAACGGTTCCGTCACGCCTGTAAACAAGAATCCCGAAACTACCACACATCCGTTCTACGCAAAAAAAGACATCCCATGCTACACCGTCAGTGAAATACGCACCCGCTTCCGCGATGCCATGCTTGTGCGGCAGATGGCCCGCACCATGAGCCGTGAAAACGGGATAGTGGTACGCACGGCACGCCTTTTCGACTTCCTTCGCCGTGAAGGATGGCTGCTTTCCACACCCGAATGTTACAACGCTCCTTCCGAAGAAAGCACAAAGCGCGGACTGATACTGGCCGCACACTCCAGCGCCACCGGTTCCGGAGTGAAATACTACACACCTTACATCACACGCGAAGGTTATGAGTTCTTTTCACGCATCATCATGCAGAAAGGAGGCTACCTATGAAAAAGCGCGAAGCAAGAAAAGCCATAAACGGCTATTTTGGAGAAATAAGGCACAGCATTATGTTTACCGTCACACGACATGGCGTGCTGGCCTATGTGGAATACGAGGACTTCATGCCAGAACACACCGTGCGCCGTGAGCTGGAAAGTCTGCTCGGCAGCGGTTATCTGGTCAGTGTGAAACGCGAGTGCTCGCGCTCACTTTTCAAGGAGATTGTGGACTTTCTTTCGTCCGACACGAGCGGCCAGAAAACCCTTCTTATGATGATGGGAAACTACGTTTCTGCGCACCCCCTCCACAATAGCCTGTAGGGCCTCTCAAAACAAATGCAGCAAACCACTTGAGAGGTTTGCTGCATATCGCTCGAGAGGTTTGCCGCAAACCACTTTAGAGGTTGCTGGCGCACGATTCAAAAGCCAGTTTCAGAAGTGTTTTTTGTCCTTCAAAAACGGTCGGTCTGGGAGGTAATTTAGAGTTGTCGAAAGACAAGTAGTACAAACCTTAAAAACACGATTAAACTATGGCAATCGTTTACGAAAAACAGAAAATCACCCTCGGCTTCAAGAAAGACAAGCCGGAGGTTTACCGCATCAAGCCGGTACGTCAGCAACCCGTCACTTTCGACGACCTTCTTAATGAAGTGAGTAACTCATGCGGTGTGAACCGTTCGCAGACAAAAGCGGTGCTCGAAGCGCTTATCGACCGTATGATTGTGTTCATGAACTACGGCATGCCCGTAAAGCTGGGCGACTTCGGTTCTTTCAAGCCTACCTTCAACTCAAAGACGGGGGCCACTGCCGACGATGTGACTGCCGAAAACGTCACCCGAAAGAAAATCCTTTTCTATCCCGGCAAGCGTTTCAAGCAGATGCTTGAAGGAATGTCTGTCACTACGATGGAAGATTACGACGAAGAGGAGACAGCCGGACAGGAACCTGAACCGGGTGGAGGAACCGAGCAGGGAGGAGCAGACCCTGACGAGGGAGGTGGCGGATTTACGTAAAATCTTTCAGTCTTCTTTTTTTGTTGAGAGAGGGGTGACCGTGAGGGTGCCTCTTTTTTTTATGTGAAAATGTTTGCATAGATAAAGAATATTATGTACTTTTGCATTGGAAAAAGAAAGATAGCGCAATGGAAACAGGAAAAATCAAAGTACCCGTAAAGCAAGCTTTACCTATGATAGCAGAAATGGTGAAGCTAAAGTATGTAACCGACGCATTAGGGAAATCAAGTGGATGGATCTACCATAAGCTCAATCATGAAAAGACTACAACAACGTCAAAGGGATTTAATCAATCCGATGTGAATACATTAAACGAATTGTTTAATGAAATGGGGAAAAAGCTTGTCAGTACAAGGATTTATATCCCAACGGTAGAGAATAAAGATTCACTTTCAGTAAGGCAGGAAATAATTGGGCAGATTCAGTCTGTATCAGATATGGTTTCAATGCCCTATATATATATTGGTAAGATGAAGAAAAGCACCTCATGGTATCTTAACAGGATGCGAAAAAATTCTACAAAAGCATCATTTAAACAGGAAGACATCAATATGATAAATCTTTCACTCATTGAAATAGGTAACAAACTTCTATCTATTGAATTGACTCTGTGAGAAATTAAATTTCACACAAAACAGATTATCATAAAAAAGAAATTGTATATTTGTAATGCCCATAAAGAACTATAAGTCACATCTTCATGCCGTGTAATCCGTAAAATCGGATTCAGAGTGGTTCTCTGTGGGCGCACGGCATGAAGATGTGATTTTTTTTAAGATATGAATGAGAAGCAAAACATCATAGCAGAAAAAATACTTTTAGTATTAAAAGAATCAAATGGACATATAAGGGAAAGTGACCTTCTTGATAAACTTGAGAGTGTAGATAATTCTTTCAATCAATTAGAAAGTACTTTTGTGATAAGCCGAATGATAGAAGACTATAAGCTTATTTATCGCTCAAAATCATGGATATGCTTGTCTTCCAATGGTGAGGTAGCTATAAATTTAGGAATAAGTAAATATATCAGAAAGATACACTCTAACCAACGGTTAGACATTAAGATGAAAAGACTTGAAGTCATATCAAAAATCCTTTCAATAATAAAAGACAGTCATACCATACTGACTATTGCAGTAACAGCAGTATGTACTTCCTTAATATATACCCTATCACCAAACCTAAAGGAGCTCCTAAAATTATTCCTACAATGGTGCAAATCAATTTTCTTTTCTTCATAGATTTTTTATTTTTAGCAAAGATACTAAAAGGAAACGTATGTAGAAAGGACAATACATAAAGTATATAAAGGCAATCGGACGGAAATCCGATTGCCTTTTTTGTATTCCCTTCAAAACTGAATAACAATCTGATAATTTGGAATTGAAACAAAAGATTTTTGCCCGATTCGCGATGAAAACCCCGCGCCTCGCTACGTGGGACGTGTCCCTCTGGGACCCCGTCTGGCGGTGATATATGCCCGGGCGGTGGCCGCGTCCGGCGGCGCTTCGCGATCCGGCGTGCCTGGTGGCTGCTGGTGTCCGCTGGTGGCTGCTGGTGGCTGCTGGTGTCCGCTGGTGGCTGCTGGTGGCTGCTGGTGTCCGCTGGTGTCCGCTGGTGTCCGCTGGTGTCCGCTGGTGTCCGCTGG